GCAAGTTTTCCATGGGTACTCGTACGAAGAGCTGCGAGCAATGGGCGAAGGCATGTTTGAAGTACCCGTGAGGGAGGGCTGATATGTTTGACGGTATTGGGCGAGCAATGACCGCGCTCATGTGGATATGTGCTCTTGGCGTTCCGTTGGGATTGTGGAAGCTCGTTGAATTGATTATGTGGTGCTTTTCTCACATTCGCGTGGTCTAGTTCTGGCAAGCCACGCCTCCGCCTCCACTCTGGGGGGTTGCACGCGCGTGCAGATGGTTCGCCTCTTGACACGATTTTTTGTAGGTGCGATAATACGTAGGATTCCGATAGGAGGGTTATGATGGCGACCGCTTTAGATAAAAACGTGCGAGAGCTTCTGTCTCTAGTGTCCCCGGTCTATGCCGTGGTGGGACAAAGCGATGAAACCACGGTATCTATCAAGGGGTTTGCGAGTGTGGAAGTGATGGACCGCTCCGACGACGTTGTGCCCCCGGAGGAGTTTGACCTCGATCAGTTCATGGCGGCACCGACTCTGCTGGTCAATCACGATTACTGGACCGACACGATGGGGAATAAAGTGGCGGCCGGTCGCCCGGAAGAGGTGTACGTGGCGAAGCTGGTCCGCATCGAGGGGGATAAAGAAAATTGGGGCGTGTACGACGTAAAGAGGAAAGAAGTACGCAACACATACCCCCGCAATCGTGTACCTAATTTGAAGGCGGGCACACGGGGCCTCTTTATGGTCGCCAAAGTCACGCAACCCGAAGTCAAGCGCATGGTTGAGACGGGAGAGCTTGCGGCCTTCAGTTGGCGGGGTCAAACACACGTTCATTATCGGGTGGCTCCCGACGGCACGACGGAGCGGGTCTTTAAGGGAATCGATCTCTGGGAAATCAGTCTCGTAAACGTGCCGGACCAGCCGGGTTCCACGTTTATCATCGGTAAAACGGCGGCGGGACAGCCGTTTGCGATGGACGTGCCGAGCAACTCGCTATCGGTGCACCTTGTTCGATTGGACGGGGCACTGTTCTCGGGTACGTCCCAAGTATGCGAGACGCTCGAAAAATACAAAATGAAAAGTGACTCTTTGCGGCAGGAGGGGGACACGTACTTCGCCCTCCAAAGCAAAGGCGTCAATTTCGACTTGGATAATCTCGTAACCGTGCAGATTGCTCCGGGAGTGTCTGTCATTGCGGGGCCTGAAAAGGCCACTACGAGAAAGACTACTCTGGCTTGTGAGGCGTCCGCGCCAAGAGCCAAGGCGGCAGTCCCTACGTCGGGGATTGCTTCGATTTTAGCACCGTTTCAATCAATGGAGACACGCAAGATGTCTGAAGAGAAAACGCCGGACGCCGGGGACAAGTCCGAAGAGGTTAAGGATGTGAACAAGGCCGCTGCGGAGGCCCTGAGTAAGCAAGTCGCCGTCGCGGTTGCGGCCGAGATGAAGCCCGTTATGGAAGGCATCTCGGAGACGCTGAAGACCGTGGGCGAGGGTTTTGCTCAAATTGCTGAAAAGGCCGCAACGGACGAAGCCGCTGAAAAAGAAAAGGCCGAGAAGGAAGCCGCCGAAAAGGCCGCAAAGGAAGCCGCTGAAAAAGAGGCCGCGGAGAAGGCCGCCGCTGAAAAAGAGGCTGCCGAAAAGGCCGCCGCTGAAAAAGAAGAGAAAGAGAAAGACGCAGATTCGGAAGACGGAGACGGACCCGCGGAGAAAGCGGGCTTGGAAGAGGTGAAGAAGACGTTGGCAAGCTTGACCGATCAAATGGTTGCGGTTGCCAAGAGTGTCGAGGTTCTCGGGGAGGTTACTCCGCTGGAAACCGTGCGGGATGAGAAAGTCACCGCGAAAAAGGATGCTGACGCCGATCCGAATGAGTGTCTCGACACCTTGTTTCCCTTCACCGACTAGTTAGGAGCCGCGCGTTGCGGTGTTTCCGTTTTTTCGTTTTTCGTTTCCTAAAAGGAGAGTATTGTGTCTCAGCACGTTGAAATCAAGCTTCCGATTGAGAAGCTTATCCAAAGCAAGAGCGCGATTGATTCGAGTTCTCTTCCCAACAGCGTTTTGAATCGGCAGCAGAGCGACCGTTTCATTGATCTGGTTATCAATGAGTCGGTATTGCTGAAGCACTGTCGGGTCCAGCGCACTAACGCCAACAAAGGCGAGATCAATAAGCTTGATCTCGGTACCATCGTCACCGAAGGGGCGCATACCACGTCCATCGCTTCGACGCGGGTGCCGACCGAGAGCGTTGTCACGTATGACAACGAGAAGTATCGGTCCGCCTTTGACCTCAAAACCGACTTCCTGGAAGATAACCTGGAAGGCAAAGGCATCCGCGACACGCTGCTGACCATGTTCAGCAAGCGTATCAGTATCGATACGGAGATGGCGGCAATCGAGGGCGACGACAGTCTGCCCACGGGCGACACGCAATCCGTGACGAACAACCTGCTCGGCGTTAACGATGGCTGGAGTGTTATCCTCCAGGCGAACGTCCCCGCCGCTCAGCAGATCGACGCGGCCGGAGCAGCGCCGTCAAAGAAGCTGTATTACGACATGAAGCGTGCCATCCCGTCCCGGTACCGGGCCGCGAAGCCCGACTACGTGTGGATTGTTCCGTCGGGGCCGTCGGACAAGTGGCAGCTCGATTGGAGCGACCGGGAAACCTCGGGCGGCGACAATCAACTCGGCACCGCGAACAGCCTGAAGTTCTGGGGCATGACGCGCCCGGGGCCGTGGGGTATCCCGATGCTTGAAGTTCCGCTGATGCCGGAAGACCTGACGTGGGGAACCGCGGGTACAGACGGTTCGGAAATCTGGCTCACCCCGTTGAAGAACCTTATCTACTTCGTCCAGCGCGACATCACGATTGAGTGGGACCGTCGGCCGCGTCAGGACGTGTGGGAGGTGACCATCCACTTCCGCGTGGACTTCGAGGTGGAGAATTGCAACATGGTTGTTCTCGCGGAGAATGTGGCCATGTCCGGCTCGGACTACACCTAGTCCTTGCGGCGCTGGTGATTTGGGTTCATAGCCGCCCTATCCCGGATTGGACCCGGATAGGGTGGCTTTTTCCTTTGGAGGTGCCTCGTGGACGGATTTGAAGTGTTGGACGGGCTTGAAACTGCGGAGCCCTCGCTTGTTTTGCCCGAGGATTGGGAGGGGGCGCGGATATGCCTCCGGTTTTCTGGGGGCGTCGGGGACGTTGTGGTTGCGATAGGCGGCACGGCCGCGGCACTTGCTGCGAAGCAGTGTCATATCACGGCTGCGTCTTTGCCTCATCAAATGCCTCTGCTGCGGCAAATGGTGGGGGTAGACGCGGCATGTTCGTCCACGGCTCTGAACGACCCAGCAAATCGGCTGAAATACGATGTACTATTGGAGTTTTCGCAGGTCTTTAACCGTTCCCGCACGTTGCGGCCGGGGAGCTATTACGGGCACGTCACAAAGAGGGTAGGTATCCCCGTTTCTCCCGGGCGGTTTCTGTTTGCCGGGTCGGTGCCCCCGGTTCCGAAGTTGGCGGTTGTCCACACGGGTTCGTCTAACCCTAATCGGAGATGGGCAGAGGCGAAATGGCGGGCGGTCATCACTGGTTTGTCGGCACACGGATACGCGGTGCGCTGTCTGGGCACGAAAGACGAGTGGGGAATACACGCGCCCGGGGACAATATTGAAAAGCTAAGTGAGCTGTCTGACGATCTGTTGTGGCAAGCGGAGCAGTGCGCGGCGGCGGAGTTATTTGTGGGTACGGACTCGGGGTTCGCTCATATTTGTGGCGTGTTGGGGGTACCGGGGGCGGTTGTGTTTACGAATACAGAACCGGCGGACGTGATTGGGGAGTACCCGTCATTGAAGGCCGTTCACGCCTATGATAGACTAGGAGTAAGACCGACCCGAAGCTTGCGCAAGGACGATCCTGACGCGATTACGTGTGGGGCGGCAATAGAACCCGAAGATGTGTTTGAGGTGTTGCGGTTGTCGAAGCCCGAGGTGGAGCCCGTGGCGGAGCAACCGATTACACGCCCCCGCATTCTCGTTCCCTCGGGGCGAGGCACGGCGGCGATACGAACAATTGAACGAATGTGCGATGTGAGCTACGTTGGTCGAGAGGCCGAGTTTGATGCGGTTGTTTTTGTCTACAATAAAGGGACCCGGGCCGTTCGTACGGCGAGCCCGCCGCGCCTTTTGTTGGCATCTTGCACGGACCCGGATCAGGCGATGCGAGCGTTGCGTGAAATTCTAGCGGCGAGGTAATACGATGCCCATTCTTGGTGGATTTTGGGGAAACCCGATAGACACGACCGGGATTAATTTCCTCGGCACGTGGGACGCAAATGCAAACACCCCAACGATTGTGAGCAGCACTCATAGCGGGGACCCGGGGGATTTCTATATTGTTGGGACTGCCGGAACGACCAACATTGACGGAGAGGCAAGTTGGGCGGTTGGGGACTGGATTATCTGGGACGGAACGAAATGGAGGAAGCTGGACAATACGGACCTCGTGACCAGTGTGAACACTCAGACGGGTGCCGTTGTGCTCGGGGCCGGTGATGTGGGTGCGGACCCCGCGGGTACGGCGGCGGCGGGCGACGCTGCGCATCTTGCGGCATTCAATCACTCCCTAATTGCCACGGCGGTCCAGGCGAGCGTGCTTGAGGACCAGAAGGACCCGACCGGGTTCGTGAACCGTACGGACTCGTCGATTTCGTGGTCGGATGCCGGGCCGGGATACACGTTTACGATTGACAAGACGGGGGCGGGTTGGACGTTTTATATTGCGGGCGTCGCTTACACAAAGACGGCGGCTGAGTCGGTCCAGCTCAACCCGGCGTCAGAGGGTCTGCACTATATCTATTATGATGATTCTGGCGTGTTGCAAGAGACGAACGCGTGGTCCGATGCGTTGATTACGGATTATGCTCTTGTGGCGATGGTGTACTGGGATGCCACGAATAGTCTGGGCGAATTGATGGAGGAGCGGCATGGATGTAACATGTCGGGAACGACACATCATTATTTACATGACCAGATCGGAGCGGTGTGGGAAAGTGGCCTAGCTCTTGGCGATATATCGGCAGACCAGGATGGCAGCAATAACGCGCATGCGCAATTCTCCGTCGCCACGGGTGAGATTTACGATGAGGACGTGCCGCACACAATAAACGCAATTGCGTCTAATGTAGGACTTGAAATTTGGTACTTGGACGGTGCTAATTGGCGAAAGACCACGAATGCCGGGTACTCTTTCATTACGGATGGCGTGACAAGTCGCATTGCCTATAACAACGCAGGGGCACAGACGGCTGTTGGGGATGGGAAGTATGTGCTCGTGCACGTATTTGCGACGAACTTCGCAGACGGTAATCCGATTGCAATTCAAGGGCAAGCACAATATGACAATATTTTAGCGGCTAGGGACGGGGCTGAAACGGAAATTGCGGCTCTTAATTTGAGCGGGTTGCCAAGTCCTGAGATGAAGGCGATTGGTACGGTTATCTTTCAAACGAAAGATTCTTATACTAACGCGGTGAATGCCCGCATCCGTTCCACGGACGGCGGTGACGACTATGTGGATTTCCGTGTCAACGCGGCGGGCCGTGGTGCTCCTGCGACGGACCATGGTTCTTTGGGCGGGCTTGCGGACAACGACCACCCGCAATATGTGATTCAGGGGTTGGACACTAACGACTATTCGATTCGGCCGACCGTAGATGGTGCAACTGCTGGTAATGCTCGGGGCGAGAGTTCAGTGGACTTGCAAACGTCGCGGACGGCTGCGACAATGGTTGCCTCTGGTGCGAACAGTGTTATCGTCGGCGGGGCTAACAATACGAACGACGTTGCGTACGGACAAATTCTTGGCGGCCTCGGCGCTACCGTGTTGCGATACGGGGAGCGTGCGCAGGCAAGTGGACAGTTTGCGGCGGCGGGGGACGTACAGAACGGAGAGGCGTCGCTTCGGCGGTCTACAACGCATAGTGATACGACGTGGTACACGCTTAATCCCGATGGGACGGCTGCGACAAATCTGATTACCATTCCCGAAGACTCAGTAATGGTTTTCGATGCATTGATTAGTGGTATTACGGCGGGCGCAGCGGAGTCTTTTGGATTCCAAATCCGGGGCGTGATCGAAAACGACGGGGGTACTACCTCGATGAAAGGCACGCCGGTCATTGATATTTTGGACAGGGCGGACGACACGGATTTTGAAGTCCAGGCGATTGCCAGCGATGCGAATGACGCGCTGCTGATCCAAGTTCGGGATTCCGCGGGAGACTCTGGCCTGACCGTTCGTTGGGGCTGTAATGTTCGATGGCAGGCCACGATTTATCCGGCACCTTAAAATCGGGAGTTTGAAAATGCAATTTGACCACTCTGCGAAACTAATCGGTGAGGGTCTACTCAGCTCTTTGGTTGTGTTGTTTGACGGCGGCGGCAGTGCCATCACAACAGGGGTGAAGAGTTTTATCCAGATGCCCTTCGCGTGTACTATCACAAAGGCCGTCCTCTTGGCGGACCAAAGCGGTAGTATCGTGATCGATATTTGGAACGATACGTACGCCAATCATCCACCCACGGACGCGGATTCAATCACGGCTTCAGCGCCGCCCACGTTGAGCACTGCGGTTAAGTCTTCGGACAGCACGTTGACCGGCTGGACAACGGCAATAGCGGTGGACGACATTCTGGCGTTTAATGTGGACTCGGCAACCACGGTCACGCTTGTGACCCTCATCCTTTCCCTGGAGCGATAATGAGCGCGTTGGCAGACGCGGTTGCCTACCGCGAAAAATTAAGAGTCTTTCATAACGAGTCGTTGCCGAGCGGGGAAATCCGCGGTGCCGACAAGGAGTGGCGTCGTGATATTTGGCGTGAGAGTCAGCGTATGGCGACGCAGCAACTTCGGGAGGCTCGTAAGGTAATCAAGGCCAGAAAAGTAGACGCAGACCTTGAAAGTATTGTCGGCCTGGACAAGATGAAGTGGCCTGTCCATTGCAGTTCGTGGGAGGATCGGCTAGAGCGTATTTGCATGTTGCGAAACGTGTATCCCGAAGGGTACGAAAAACACGGTGTCGTGGATAATGAATACGTAAAGCTCAAGCAGTCGCCAGATGCTAAGCACCTCAGTAAGAGTGTGCCGTTGATCTGGAGAAAAGACCCGCCCCCGCCGGACCCCTACGAGGACATTTATAACGATTACTCGCTCACGAATGTTGGCGTCTCCTATACGATAGACACTACGGATGGTCTATGGGTAAATGTCAGCAATCAAAACAGAGCCGATGATTGGGTTATTTGGAAGGACCGTAACCCCGATTCGTTTTCTAATTTTGAGCACTTGTTCAAGTTCACGCCCGGCATTTCTGGGTCCGCAGATTGGGCAAGCTGTACGGCGTGGGGCGTGGTGAATACGTCTCCCGCAAAACACCGTCGAGACGGGTATGCTTGGATAGACAACAACGATGACGCTATGTTCGGTCGCCCGTATTCGAGCAATACCGGGCCGACGAATAAATACTATCTGTATTGTTGTTATGGGGCGGGAACCGACAACGATAACGGTGACCAGACAGAGGGCACTGCGTACTATCACACCGTCGAGCGTATCGGTGTTGATTTGCAGATGGAATATCGTACCGGAAGTCATTCGGGAACACTAATTGATACTCTGTCCGCAACGAATGACAGTGCGGTAACGACCTACAGATACAACGTTGCAGTCGCCGGATGGGACGAGGCGAATAGCTGTTGTGCAATGAGCTATAAATTTGAGGACTTTGATGTTCAGTGGGGGTACACTCCGGGCGGCGGAGGCCCTCGAACCTCGGCAGTGATTATGAGCCTATAACGTTTTTGAGAGGAGATAGAAATGGCGTCAGCCGCATCAAACCAGACCATCACGGCCGCGGAAACGGTACTGTTCAATCAGGCTGCGGACGGGGGTCACTGCAATGAGTTCTTCGTGGGTGTTCGTTCTACCGCGGCGAACCCGTTGCAAGTGCACGTAGATGGATTGCACAAATCCGGGGAGTTCGTTGGCATGCCCGCGGGTTCGTCTTTGAGTTTCAAACACAACATGCACGGTATCGGCAAGGTCCTCGCAAAAGGGGAAGGCGGGAACTGCGCCGGTGTTGACTATTGTGTAATCAGTCGCGTCGGTTTCTAAGGGGAAAGAAATGTCCTACACGCCTCCCGGCGGCCCGGGTGCCGCTTACCAGATGGTTCGATTGTTCACGGTGTTTGATACCGCGGAACGTCGTAACCTATTGAACAACAATCTAACGTCGATTGCGGATGCAATTACTTCGGACGCGGCGGACATTGCTGCGAATACCGTGGCCATCGCTGCGAATACCTCGGCCATCGGTGTGAACACGCTGGCTATCGCTGCGAACGTGGCTGACATTGCCACTAACACGGCTGACATTGCCACTAACACGGGCGACATCGCTACTAACGCGTCCGGCATTTCCGATAACGTGACTGCGATAACTGCTTTACAGTTTCCCGCGCAGACAATCATTACCGATGCGTCCTATAACGTTGTGGTCGGGGATAACGCAACGGTGTTGAACGCAAATCACGCCGTCGGCTGCGCGATTACAATACCCGCGGCGCTTGTTCCTACGGCGGGTTTTCAAGTATTGATTCGGCAGGTCGGCGCGGGCGCAACTACTGTCTCGACTGGCGCGGGTGCGGACTTGAACGGGGTGGACGGTGGCACGTGCACCATTTCCGCGCAGTGGAAGTCTGTTTCTGTAACGTACGTCTCGGCCGCGATTGGTTGGGTCGTAGAGGGAGCCCACGGTGGAGTCGCCTAATGACTATTCGATTAAATACTATTGCGATGAATCAACAAGGTCTGACAGAGCCGGATTTTGCTACGGATGCATTGATCTGGCTGACGGAGGGCGGTCTAAATTTTGACGGCGGTTCGGGTGCTCTGACCTCTTGGGACAATAGCGGCAATGGTGGGTCGAATTATGATTTGGACACTGTAGGGGTTCCACTTGGTACTTCCGAGGTTACTAGAGAAGGACATTCTGGATTATTGATACAAGGAGGCAGCGACATAACACCTTCTGCGGGGTATCAAGTATTACCGAATTTTAACGGTGATATTTTCATGGTGTTGAAGCCGGTTTCGGCCAATACTCAAATTTATTTGCCAGATGCTTTCCCCGCCCCCACAACACCTCCGCCTTATCATTCGGCTGGTTTTCAGTTGAATTATGGTGCTTCCCCGACCTATATCCTGGGTCTAATTTGGATTGATACAACGTTGTACGCACAACCCTTCACTGGAGCGGCGAACAAGTACGCAGACTGTTCTATCTTTAACCCGAATGAAGGTATTTATACTCTCGCGGGCACACACAACGGAGAGTCATATTGGTCAGGGGCGGGGGGTTATCATATTTGGTATAACGGGGGCGGGTTGTGGTACATGTCAACCACTGTTGGGGTTCCTCCTGCGACTGCGTGGTACGAGAAGTCCGGTAGTTCCGATCCAGATGGTGACTATGCGCCGAAAGGAATTGCGAGCGGTACGTTTACTGTCACAAGTGGTGTAGACCCGGCCCCGAATACTGCGTTCCTAGTGCACCTCAAGAAAAGCGATGTAAGTGGGAAACTGGAGTGGGAGATGGGTACGCTATCCGGCGATGAAAACATGGGGGCGTCTAATTTTAGCTGGGCAAAGATAGGTAAGAATACTAACGCGGGGGACCTTGAGCTGTATGAGGTCGCCGTGTTCAATTCTGTGTTGTCGGACAGCGATGAACAAGCCGTTATAGATTGGTTTGAATACAAGTGGAATCTTTAACGCGGGAAGTACGATGGGAAATTACACAACGACCGCCGCGGTTCGGGCATTCAAGATCAACGGCGCAGTGGTGGACCTATCCGCCTACACAAACGATGAAATCGATGCAGAGATCACACTTGCGGAGGCGGCGATTGAGGCTATCTGCGGTGACATTTTCTACACGAAGGCGGAAACCAATCTGTTTGATGGCAACGGGCTCAGCACACTGTTCTTTCAGCCGGACCCGCCGTACCCTTTGCTCTCTATTACCACGTGCAAGAACTTGGATATTGACGGAACAACCGTTCTGGATACGTATGTGGAAGGCGATGATTATGTTGCCTATGATTACTATATCCAAGTCGCGTTTGGGTGGAGTGATGATAGTCCGCGCAGGCGGATTGGACGTGGCGGCGTGTGGCCGAGAGGGCAGCAAAATATTCAGATTGTCGGGACGTGGGGCCGTGCAAGCACTCCGGCGGAGATCACGCGGGCTGCGATTCTAATGGTGTTGGAGCGGTTGAAGCCTGGAAGCACAAAAATGATTCTTGCGGGCGTGCAGAAGGTGACGTGGGATGATTTCGCCATAGAGTACGACGCGGGTTTTAAGTTTGGGCAACAGACCGGCATTCCCCTGGTCGATCAAATGCTCAGCCGGTACTTGAACTTCAGTAGCATGTTTCAAGCGGTGCCGGATAAGAAGCAGACGTTTGACAATCCCCGCTGGTAGGAGTTGCACGCACGTGCAAGGGTACGATGTCTCATCCTTTGCTTGGATTAGTACACACCGTTGATATTATTCGCAAGGCGGACGCGGATGACGGCGCGGGCGGCATCACGCCCGGGGGCGCTGAGACGGAGGTGTACGCGTCGCGGGCGTGCCGATTGACGGTTGCCTCTATTGAGGAGCGGATACAGCGGTTCGGACAGGCGGGCAAGCGCGGGTGGAGCGTGCTCTTGGAGTACTCCCCCAACATTGCAGAGGGCGATTTTGTGCGGGTGACGTACGGGGACCCCCCGAACAACACTCCGCCTATCCCGGCAACGTTGCCCACGTGGGGCACGGTTATGACCCCGGCAGACGTACAGACGCTAGACTCCGACCTAGCGACCCCTCCCACGTACACGGACGGCACGTATACGCTCGCTTTCGGGGGTCAATGGGTGTTTACATACCCCGGGGGCACCATTGCTCTAGGCGGCTCCGCAACGGATAATCCGTGGGCGCTGTCTGGGTGGCCAGACGCGGGGGACGCGGCGGGGTATTGGGAGGTCACCTACGGGTGGGGGACTAAGGATTTTCGGGTACTGAGTGCTCGGGACCAGATTGATGAGGTGGGCGCGTACCACCACACATCCGTGATTACGGAGTACGAGGGGGTCTAAGATGCATGTGGTCATGAGGCTGGAGGGAATGGAAAAAGTGCGGGCGCGGCTTGCGGGCGCAGCAAGCAAAATGCCCGCCGAAGCCGCGGCGGCGATGTACACGTCGGCGCAGCACATTCTTGTCCCCGCGATGCGTATGAAGCTGACTAAAAATCGCAGTATTTTTCGCGGGCAGCTCTTTCAGCGAATGGGTACGCGTTTCTCGGAGGGCGGTGTTTCCATCGAGGTGGGGGCGTTGGGGGTGCCCTACGGCTACCACGTGGAGCGCGGATGGAAGCCGGGCGAGGAGACGGTGGATTTTGGAAAGATTTTGCAGTACGTAAAGAAGAAGATGTTTGGAGGTCGCCGTATTGGCAAGAGCGGGCGGGCAAGCGCGGAGTCGCTTGCGTGGGCGATTTATGATACACTGGAAGAGAAGGGGGCGAAGCCGCATCCATTTGTCATTCCGGCGTGGGAAGAGCGTCAAGACGAGTGGTCGCTGGACGTGGTTCGGCGGTTGAAGACCCGGTTGGGAAAGATATAATGGCGTGGGTGGGACAAGAAAAACTGAACAAGGCAATCGTCGCTGAGCTGGTATCGGATGCTTCGTTGGTGACGTTGACGGAACATAGTGCGACCGTGTTGCACATAGGACGCGATACCCCGCTGGTGAAGGGTCGAACGCCCTTCCTCGGGGTGCGTGTGGCCTCCTCTGTTCCGCTGGTGGGTGTAGAGGTGACAAAGCTCCAGAATGCGACGGTGGAGTTTCGCGCTATTGGTGAGGGGGCGGCCGGGGAATTGACAGCGATTAAAATAGCTGATAGACTTGAGGAGTTGCTCCACGCTGCGGACAATAATAGGAGCTATTGGGACCCGAGTGATACGGCTGTACGCTGTTATGGTTCCCGGTTTCTATCCCGCGCCGGACAGATGTATGATGAAGATACGGATACTTGGGAAGTGCTGGTCAGGGCGGCTTTGATTTGGATTGGGGTCCCCTGCCCGGTAGCATAGTTTACGAGGTGCGGAAGAAATGGCTAGTTCCGACAACATTCTTATCGGCGCTGCGCAAATTTCGCTCGACGGTGTAGACCTTGGATATACGAAGGGCGGAACGATGCTTCGTTACGAGCCCACGTTTGTCGAGGTCGAAGCGGATCAAGCCGTTGGCGTGGTCAAACGAGGCCGCGCGAACGAACGGTTTTACATTGTGACGACCCTGTTGGAAATCACCTTGGAGAACCTCCGTATCGCGTTCATGCTTCCCTCCGCAAGTCTTAGCGGCTCAACGCTCACGCTCGGATATAACGATTCGTGTTGGGTTGATGAGCATGCCCTGGTCTTGGTAGGGGAGGCTCCTAGTTGTGCGACGAGGACGGTCACCATCACAAAGGCGATCACGTTCAACAACAAAGAGTATAACATGCAACGCGATGAAGAGAGCGGAATCGAAGTCGAGTTCGAGTGTTTGAAAGACTCGAACGGCGAGTTCGGCACAATCGTTGACACCTAATCCGGGAGGTTTTGCAATGGCTTCAAGTGAACTCGGAAGCTACGTGGACACTACTCTTACGGCGCAGGGTATCAACACGGCCCCGGAGGTCAAGAACTTTCGGGTGCCGGGGGAGAGGCGAAACAACGCATACTCTCCCACGGCGGGTCAAATGTTCACGGCGCTTGCGGCAATCAATACCGCAAGAGGTACGCAGTGGACGAGCAGGAAGCGCGTGCGGCACGACGCGCTCCGACTGTTGCAAGAGGGTGCTCTATAGAACGCGTGGTGTAGCGTGTTCGTTTTTCGTTTTTTTAGAATAAGGAGATGGCCAGATGGGTCATAGCTATGTTCAAGGGGGTGCGAGCAATAACATGGGCGACTTCACCGTTGTGAAGTCCAACCCTTCTGGCACGACGGTACGTTTCACGGTCACCGACACTGCCTATAAGCTCACGACCTCCAAAATGATTCGCATGGTGATTGGAGATGCGATTGACCAGTTTATCGCCGCGGAGCGCAGCGACCTGGACACGAACGGGGACACCGACGTGAAGGGTTCTGGCGACTACGAGGGCGTGGGCGACGGTTTCAAAAACGTCGTTTGGAACTTCGCTGGGAAGTACGCTGAGCTAACGCTCACTTCGCTGACCAACATCGCCGCGACTGGTAACATCACCGTCAGCATTCCGTATGCCGACGTGATCTAAAGCAATCGCCCCCGCCCGGGGGCGTTGCGGGAGATGAGTAGATGCAAGACAGTGAATGTAAAAGTCGCAGCGCCCCGTTCGGTACAAAAGACCTGAACGAGGCTGCGTTTTTGTGGTGTCAGGAAGGTGTGAACTTGCTGCGCGTGGAGGCGGCCGGGGAGGGCCGGGGCATCACAATCTTCTTTGTTTTTTCTGTTGATGCCACCGAGGAAGCACTACGACAGCTCATGTTCGACTATCGGAACGGGGCAACGACCGTAGAGCCTCAGCGATATGTGCAACAGCAGAACAATCTTCGGGATATGCTTCATAGTAGTTTGGCACGGACCAAACGGAAGCGACCCCACACCTACGAGACGATGAAAGATAAAGACAATGACACCGACTGAACGACTGGTGAACGTAGGCGTTCCTATTACGTTGAAAGCGATTGGGGACGTGCGTGTTCGGGAGCTGACCCTGGAGCAGATTGTTACCATTGCCGGAGACTTGGCAGTGGTGTTGAAAGGGTTGCCCTCCCTCGCGGATGAGACGGCTGACAAGGAGGCTGCGATAGCGTGGCTGTTGGAGGCCGTAAAGAGGCCGGAAGTATTGGCTGCGTTGCGACAGGTCGCCGCTTCGACGTGTGGCACGACGCCTACGATGTTTGAGAACATTGGAATTTCGGATTGGGTCAAGTGGTTGAACGCGGCGAAAAAGGCAGTTGATTGGGAGGAACTGCGCGACCTTTTTTCGGAGATGATCCCGCCGGGGATTTTGACCCCGAGCGAGCCGCCGATGACATCAGCGACTTGATTGACCAGTTCGCTTCGGAGTACGGGTGGGGAGATAGAGACACGTTGAAACACACGCTGTTTCAGCTTGAAAGCTATTCCGATTCCATTAGCATACGACGGGCGGAAGCTCGTGTAGAACTCGCGGAGACAATTCGAGCCGCGCAAGCCGAGGCCGGTGCGTACCGCCGATGGGTGACTCAGGTAGTCGGAGACAGCGGCGATGAGGACGGGGAGAGGCCGAGAGGGTTCGCGTATCAGAAAGAGGGTGACTGATGAACCTTGGAGAGGCTGTTCTACGTATTAGCGCTCACGCGGGTGGTTTCACAGCGACGACCAATAAGGTCATCACTAAACTGCGAACAATCGGCAAAACCGCGCAAGCCGTTGGCATGAAAATGCGAACGATGGGCATGCAAGCGAGTTTCATGGGCGCTGCAATTGTTGCTGCCCTTACTCCCGCAATCGTGGCGGGGGCCTCTTTTGAGAAGCAGATGTCCTCGGTTGTGGCCGTGGTGGACGAGCTGCGACCGTCTGCCGCGGGTGCCGCGGAGGCATTCGCTGGTTTTACGGAGCAGGTGCTTCACTTGGGAGCCACTACGGAATGGACGGCCCGGCAAGTGGCGGAGGCTGCGCATTTCTTGGGATTAGCGGGCTTCTCCTTGCAAGAGATACAAGAGGCTCTCCCTGCGACCCTTCAACTTGCCACGGCGGGCTCCCTTGATCTTGGACGGGCCGCGGAAATTGCGGCGGACACGCTGCGCGCTTTTGGGCTAGAGGCGCACGAGTTGGGTCGGGTGGTTGATGCTCTTGCGAAGGCTGCGACCACGACGAATACAACCGTAGAAAAGCTCGGGGAGTCCATGCGATATGCCGCTCCCCTCTCAGCTTCTCTAGGGCAGACCGTGGAGCAGACGGCCGCGGCGCTCGGTCTGTTGGCAAATGCGGGCATCAAGGCGAGCCGGGGTGGTACCGTGCTCGCAAATATGCAAGCAATGCTAGTCAAGAATACGGAGAAGGCCGACAAAATAATGCGTCGGCACGGTATGACATTTCGGGACATTAATCCCGAGGTGCAAAAGCTCGCAACGGTGATTTTGAATTTGAAGGAGGCCAATCTTTCCGCGCTGGAGGTGCTTGAGATTTTCCGCTTGCGTGCGGGGCGTGGCGTGCTCGCGTTTATGACGCAATCAGAGGAGAAGATTCGCCAAGTATTTGCCGGGTTGGAAGATGCGGCAGGGGTGGCGAAGGAGATGCAGGAAATAAAATTGGACAACATTACCGGCGCTTTTGTGCTGTTGAAGTCCATATTGGAAGGCGTTGCAATTGATATTTTCAATGCAATGAAGACGGACCTCGAAGAGCTACTCACTAGCGCCCGGGAGTGGGTGGCGGAGTTGAAGACCTGGATAGGGGCAAACGAGGAGCTGGTTGCGTCAATTGGCAAGTTCGCCGCGGGGCTGGGACTCGTGCTCATTACGGTGGGACCGCTGTTGATGATGCTCGGTATGCTTACGAGTGCGGTCGGTGGGCTGTATACGGCTTTTGCCGGGCTGGTGGGATTGCTGGCGACGAACCCGATTGCGCTGGGGGCGATGCTGATGGCGTTGCCCGTGCTCCTCGTTTTGTTCAAGGATTTGAAGGCCGCGCTGCGCGGGGTAAATACCGAGATGAGGCATGCTCGACAGGCAAGCGATAAAAAGATACTGATGGACAATCAACACATGCGGTCCCTGGAGGCGCTTGCTGAGAAGGAGCAGCTTACGAACGAGGAGATGAAGGAGGCGACGCGGCTGATAGAGGGGCTGGAGAAAGATTACGGGGACCTCGGTATTGAGGTGGACGAAACTACTAAGAGCATCACGGGGCTCGCGGCTGGACAGGAGCGGTATAATGCGGCGGTTCGACAACGGCGAATAACGGCGCTAAATAAAGAAATCCGTGAGTTGCGGGAGAATCTAACCGCCTCTGTAGACGCTGCGAAGCTCGGGGCCGGGTGGTGGCGATCTTTTCTCAACAAGGTGGCCGCGGGGTTGGAGCTGAATGAGGACCTAACGGAGCAGCAAAATAAGGCGCTCCAAAAACACCACGACCTATTGAATCAACTAATTGACAGTCAGGCGGAGTTGAACGCGTTGCAAGCGGGAGAGAACGTGCCGATTGCGGGGGGCGGGGACCCGGAAGCAATGGCGCGGGAGGCTCGTCGGATTGAAATGCAGGCGCGCATTCTTGAGCAGGAGGCGGAGTTTGAGAAGCAGTTGAAAAAGGTCGCAAAGATAGAGGCTGAGATTTTTGAGGACGACCACGAGGGCCGCGCTGGTGCTATACGGGAACTGGAACAACAGGCGGAGGTACGTCAGAAGGTGTTGCAAGATGCGATTGACCTCGCGGAGAAGGGGCGGGTTGCGGCACGTGCCCAAGAGGAGGCCGCGGCGGCAGAGGTGAGGATGCTCCAAGAAAAGGGACAACTCGGGAGCGAATTACTTGCGCAGAAGCAAGTGGAAGAACAATTAGCGCGGGGGGTAGCGGAAGCGCGGGAGCAGGAACTTCAACGGCTCCAACATCTACGAGAACAGAACACCATCTTCTTGGAACAGCAGACGCAAAAGGAGCTTCTGGAGGAGAAGGAAGACCGGCTGAAGTTCATGGAGGACATGCGGATTGCTGAGTCGCGGTACGGTAAAGACAAAATAGAAACCGCCCGGCTGGAGGCGGAACAGCGGTTGCGGATAAAGAAGAAGGAGATTGAGGAGACGTTTGCTCTGTCTAAGGAGCTTAGCGACAAGGAAAGAAAGCTTGCCGAGCAGCAAAAGGCAGAGGCGTTGAAGCTTGCCGAGGCAGCCGCAAGGGCGCACGTTAAAAAGGCAATGGATGAGGAGGCTGAGAAAAAGAAGAAGACGACTAATATTGCGAAGCGGGAACTGGAGTTGGAGCGTAGCATTTCCGGGCAGCTCGTTAGGCGGGTTCGCTCGTTGCGGGACATTTTAATGCTCTATCAGGCTATCGCAATCGTACGGCAGATTCAGGAGAACCGGGCGAGAATTGCAGCGGATCAGGCAATCTTGGCGGAGGAGAAGCTCTCGCGGTTGTATGAGCGGCGCGCCCGGATGAAAGACGACTCGGCCGCGGCTGAGAGGCTGGATTTGCTAATTCGCCGTACGAAGACGCAGGCGGAAATGAGTCAACAAATCGCGGGTAAGCGTGCCGAGGAAGCGCAATTGCCCGGGGCGTCGGAAGCGAGTGCAATGTTGGTCGAGAGATTGGCGGTCCTTCAGGACGACGTGTTGACGCTTCACCACGGCATCGCCGCGGCATTTCAAAGCATAGCTAACGATTTTCAGACCGCGCCGGTCTTGTGGGTGGATGCTTTTGTGGGGGCGTGGCAGATTGAGGCGCAACGCATGGTGGACGCGGTACAATTCACGATGCAACAGATCAAGGTAGAGCTAGACCCCGCTACTACGCACTCCCCCTCCTTGCTTCAGGTGATGGATATGAACGTGGCGGCGGTTGCGGGCGGTGTTGGAAAGGTGGTGGGCTCTCTGGAGCAGGCGTTGCCGCGGCTGCGTAGCATGTCTATCTCTCGTGCACTGGCGTCGCCGCCCGCGGGGCGTGTGGATACAGGTGGGGCGTTACAGCCTATGACGCAGACTTTGAACGATAACCGGCGCGTGGAAATGCAAGTGAACAACAATCTGGACTTGGATAGTGTTGAGCGTCGTATTGGCAACGCGCTTCAGCGGTCCGGCATGCAAGGCGGGGGAATGTAATGGCGTATCCACCTAGAGCCTCCTTGGCAGGGGTTGACTTGCCGGTTCAGTTTAGCTATACTCCGTATGTCCCTCGTAAGCGGACCAATACGAGGGCGACGGCGAATGCGGTCGTGCATCAGTACGCAAAACCGGCGCAGATTGTGCACGGGGACAGCGGCCTCCCTTGGACTTGTCCCAAATGCACGCCCGTTGAGTGGCAACAGTTCTATACGTGGTACGCGGTTGACGTATCTACACTGTACGCCTTTGTCGGGTATTGGGGGGAGACGCTGAGCGTGCGTTTCATTGAGTTGGATGAGCCCTCTGTTCGCGGTCGCATGTTTGACGTTTCAGGCATGTTTCAAGTAGTATGCGTGACAGTAGCGATGAACGCGGTCTGCGAGCCGGTCATTTGACCTTGCACGCACGTGCAGACGGAGTAGGATATGACAAAATGGTACCACGACATTCGCCCTTCGGGCGAGCACGCCCCGATTCATAGCTTCAGCCGAGTCTACGCGGCTCTCCTTGACAGATTGTGCCCTCCGCCCGGGCAGTCCTGGTCTGTTTTTGAGTGGGGGCCGGGGCTGAGTACCGACCTTGCGATTTCTGCGGGAGCAGCGGTCGTTAGTGTTGAGCACGATAGGCAATGGTTGCACCCACACGCACCGGGGTTGCTCCAGCTCTACGTATCGCCGGGCAGTGCGCGGTACGCCCGACTTGCGTGTGATAGAAAACACGATGTTTATTTCGTGGACGGGCGTCGTCGGGTGGCTTGTCTGCTTGCCGCGAAAATAAGTATTGGTCGGGGCGGTGACGGGGTTGCCGTCTTACACGACGCGCAGCGGCCGAGGTATTTGGAGGGCTTAGAACTTTTTGAGTATGGGGTCGCCTTTCCCGATGGCGTGGCGGCGGTTTGCCGTAACGCGGTAACGTGGGGCGCGCTCTGTGCGGAGAGAGACATACTATGACGTGCGGGTATAACATATATCAGGGACTATACACGTATCCAGTATTTCCGCAATTGGATTGGAAGAGCGATGCGCACCTTGAGCCGCCCGTTCTCTTGTATCCAGGAGAGGGGCAGAACATCTGTACGGAGCCCTTCGACCAGGAGGGTAAAGAATACTTGGACGCGTCGGGGTGCAATCTACAGTGGGAGGCAGTGGACGGTGCCACACATTATATTGTTCAGTGGTGTAACGAATCGTCTTTTGCGGGACCCACGCTGCGCAGTTCGCAAACAACCGACACGAATTATCATCTTTTGTACCGCCGCGATATTCGTATGGGCGAGTCTCTGTATTGGCGGGTGATGGCGCACGACGGCGCGGGTGGTATCTCGCACAAGAGCGAGGCCCGAAGTTTCAAGTGGGACTGTCCCACGGGTCGCAAGGCCGAGCCGAAGTCCTCGGCGGGTACGAATGACGGGTATTGCGATCTCTTCAACGTGACCATGGAGTTGAACGGGCCGGGACCCCGGGTGCACTGTTGCACGCGGGAGCTATTCCATCTCAAGTTGACGTATGATTGTAAGGACGCGGACGGAAACGACTTGATTACGTTTGGCGGTACGAGCTGGACTGTGATCCAAAATCCAGACGATGAGGGGGTGGTGATTGGGGGGAGCAATAACGGCTCTTGCATCGTGGACATTTTGTGCGAGGAGACAAGTCAGTTCTGGCTGTTGGCGTGTGCAAATTTCACCATCGTGGCAACGGGTGAGACGTTTCAGTGTTGCAAGGCGGAGGAGGTCACTATTGACTGCGACACTTCCTATCCGGGGTACTTGCCGGGCACGGGCGGCAAGCCGTGGTTGAAGATTGACCCCCGTGGGATGGGAGAGTCCACGTTTCTGTACCCCGACCCCGCATACCGTGGGACGGAGACGGCCGGGTACGCGGACCCCGGTAGCATTGCTGGAAAGGGTATTGTCGGAAAAGGGCGAATTGCCGTGGGGCCGGTTATTCAGACACGGCATGAGGTGTTGACAACGGCACCGCGGGAGGAGTGTAAAATCGACCCCGGGCGACCTATTTATACCGCTTGGGAGGCGCGGGTGCACTTGCCGGAGCGGTGGACTGCTGATGACATTTATTATGGGTACGGCCTCACCGCCTTCGGGAATTATTTGGGGGTCTACTACGGTTGCGGGCTTGCCCTGGACGATGTGGGGCGTCTCTATGTAGATTACGGCTGCGGACTTGTATGTGATGACGGCGTGCTCAGCGTGAATTACGGGGACGGCCTCCTATGCGAAGACGGTGAGCTGCGGGTGTACTATGGAGATTGTTTGGAGTTTGATGCGGGCAAGGTGCAAGTGAACACGGACGCGGAGTGCACGTTCCCGATATTTTCGGTGGACCCCGGCTCGGTATATTTATATACTGCAAACGCTCGCGTTTATTTTCAGATGTCCGGCACCCAATACGATTTCTCGAAAACGGAATGCGGCTTGTTGCTGGGGTCTTGCGATGCGGCGGACACTTGGCAAGTTGCTTTGGATACTTTTGTGGGCCTCAGTTGCCACGATTGCCTGGAATACTATGGATTGATTTAGGAGTAAGATATGTCAGAAACGTTGGACGAGCAGTGGGCGGAGGCAATCCAGAGGGAGCTTGCCACCTCCAGTCTTTATCGATATGCTCCGATGCGGAGTCAGCCCCGGGGCATGCGGTTGGAGGCGGAGGGGACCATTAGCATGGGTGGCTCTGCGGAGATGCGCAAGTGGCGCGTCGAGTTGAGGGAGGCCGGGCCGACTTTATTGTTGACCAACGCAGAGGGGCATCCCACGGCGACGCTGACGCTGGACCCGGACGGGGTCTGGTGTGGGCGAGAAGCGAGCGGTGATAAGTGTCGGTTGACGTGTATCAGTAGCAGAAGGGGGAGCTGGAAGGCACTTGCCTCCCAGCGTACTTTTTCCAGGGCAGTCGCCATCGACCCCAACGACCCCGACTTCCGATACCTTGAACCGCTCGCCCGAGGACTCGATTGGTCCGCGCAGCGGTACGACATCTGCGAAACCGAAGCCTACCAAAAAGAAAGGATGCGGTTGCCGGAAGTGACGACGGCGGTTGCCGTTGTGGGGCACGACCGTCCGACCTATTTTTCGCAGACAGTGCGAGCCCTTGCCAAGAATGCTCGCATCCACGAACTGCCCGTCTTTGTGTTTTTGGACTATACTGAAAATCAAGACGCCACGGATGAGCAAGAGGAGTTGGCGAAGGACCTGTTGCCGGGGTGCGTGGTCACTCGGCGTCCTGTGAATTTTGGTTGCGGTCGAAATATCATCGACGCGCGGCGGCAGCTCTTTGATAATCTTGGGTACGCCCGGGTCTTTGTGTTTGAGGACGACATGGTACCGGGGTCGCAGTATTTGTTCTTTTGTGAACGCCTCTTGGATTGGGCGATGCAGAATTACGCGAATGTTGGGGCGGTTCAGGGGTGGAATTTGTGTGTGATGGGACCCGCTACGAAGCAGACTCATTTGGCAGAGGTGCGCGGGACGTTTGCGAACTGGTGGGGGTATTTGATGCATCGGCGGGCGTGGCGATCTTTTGCGCCGTGCTTATACCGATACGAGGACCTGTTTCTTGGGGCGGTCCGCTACAACGACCGGCCCCATCGCTCTATTCTCGATTGGTTCAAGAGGCGGGACGCGGAACCACGTACCGAACGCAACCCCGGGTTTCCGGTGGACGCGGCGTGGCGGGCTTCTTTGGAGGCACACTGGAGAAGCCCCGCCACGGGACAAGACGCGGCGACCGAGCACCTATTTCATGCCGCGGGGTGGGTGCGACTCGCCCCCGTTGTGAACCGCGGGTTGTATATTGGGCAACGCGGCATTCACATGTCGCCGCCTCAATTTGTGCGGGATGGGTTCAGTGCTATGCAGTTAGACGAGTTTGGGGAGACTCTCACGTTTGAGCCGGTTGAACCGGGAGGGTGCACGCACGTGCAACCCTCGCCCTATCCCGGATTTCGGTACGTGGAGGCGTAATATGTTTGTTAGTTTTGACTCGTTTACACGGACGCTCAACATGTTGCGGGCCGTGGTGTGTGGGGAGACGGTCAGTGAGGATCGGATGAAGGCGCGGCTCGTTATTTGTTCTACGTGCCCCCACGTCACGGAGTTGGGGGGCTCTATGAGTTGCGGGATTTGTGGGTGTAAGCTGAAGGGAGACAAGTCGCTCATTAATCTTGCAAAATACGAGGAGACGGCTGCGTACGGGTGCAAGGCTCCCGGGGGGTCAAAATGGAAAAAGATTGGAGTATGACATGAGAATTGCCGTTGACTTTGACGGAACCATAGTGGAGCACAAATTTCCTGACATAGGCAAGCCCGTCCCGGGAGCGTTTGAGTGGATGCGCCGGTGGCAGGAGCACGGGGCCACCCTTATTCTCTGGACGATGCGGAGCGGTCTTTACTTAGATGCCGCCGTGGAATATTGTACCCGCGCGGGAATCCAGTTTGATGCCGTCAACGAAGGCGTGGGGGACAGGGCATGGACGGAGAGCCCGAAAGCGTACGCAAACATCTATATTGATGACGCTGCGTTTGGGTGCCCTTTGATCGAGTCCCAGGAAATGGGTGCCCGCAAGATGGTGGATTGGGACGTTGTGGGACCCTCGGTTTTGGGGCTATTAAAAGGAGTATGACATGGCGAAAGTATTGTGGCTCTCGGAGTCTATGCAGATGCCGTCCGGGTTCGGGCAACAAACGAAACTCGTTTGCGAAGGATTGGCAAAGCAGGGGCATGATGTGACGGTAATATGTCAGGCCGGGCCGAAGTTCAAGGGTAAGCTTCCGCCGAACTTGCGGGAGTGGCGTTTTGATTGTATCTATGACGTTGCACTTGTGGAGCGATTGGCGGAGAAGCTTCGCCCGGACGTAGTGGTGATTTTCTGGTGCCTGACCATCAATAACATGATGCTTCAAGTGCCGACCGTACCCGCGAACGCGGAATTGTGCGTGTGGATGCCGTGGGAAGGAACGTCCTTGCCCGAGGGGCACGAGGCGTTGAGTTGCGTGCCCCCTGGTCGGTTCGTGCACTTGTCTCAGTATTCGCAGAAGCTCTGGTCGCCGTCGGTGGAGTCGAATGTCATAATACCGCACGGGGTTGCGACGGATGAGTTTGAGTATATGTCACATAAACGGCGATCACAGGCGCGGAAAGAACTGAGAGCGGTGTGGGGACGCCGGTTGCGGCACTCTTTTTCGGAGAGCGATATAATCTTGTTGAACGTGGATCGTAACACCCATCACAAGATGTGGGACGCCACCTTTGACATCGCCCGCCGTGTAAAGCGGGAGGGACATGACGTGGTGCTAGTGGCACACACGCGCCGCGGGGCCGGGGCAACGATTGAGGGGCGTCGGTCAGGTGAGATTGGGTATGATTTACCCAAGATGGAGAAACTGTACGGCTTGGAGGGCGACGTATGCTACACCGATTTTGATTGGGGCAACGGCATGACCCGCCGCGACCTCGCCGGGCTATACCACCTCTGTGATTTTCGCATCTCGACTTCGCTCGGGGAGGGTTTTGGCATTCCCACGGCGGAGGCGGCGGCGTGCGGTACCCCGCAGATTTTGAATGCCACCACCACCCTCCCCGAAGTGGTGGGCGACCCCGACTCCCCCTGGTTGGTGCCTCCGAGTACCCTAATCTCGCGGTCTAACGACCTTTGGGGCATGCCGGACGCGGCGGCAATGGCGCAGAGGCTCTTAGAGCTGGTAAATGCTCCGTCTCGCGTCGCTACGGCGGCTCAAAAGGCCAAGAGGCATTGTTGCGCCGAGTTTGCCGAGCCTCGCGTACAATCGCTCTGGGGGGCTTATATTCAAGAGCTGGCGAGCGGACGCGCCATCGGTAGGGCCGGGTTGGAGGGCAGCAAGAAAGGGTCCGACCTTTGGTACGCACATCGGCGGGGGTGGGGGTACCGGCAGAAGGCGCTCGCTACGTTGGCGGCGGCAGTGGAGACGGTGAAGCGGCTTGTGGGGCCGGGGACCGTGTTGGAGGTGGGGAGTTTCGACGGTGTGTTTTTGGAAATGGCGTTGGAGCACAATATCGACATCACGGGCATCGAGCCTGATCCCCGGTCCCGGGAGCGTTGCACGGAGCGGGCGCGCACGTTTCTCGAATCTGCGTCAATCGGATATAATGATGTTTGGCCCGAGGCCGCTTGTGTTGTGGCGACGGATATTTGGGATTTGGTTACCTCTGCCGCGACTCAAAACGTGCTTGACCATATCGCAGCCTACGAGTGGGCGGTGTTGCGGTTTCAGCGGAGCGGCGTGTGGGGGCGGGGCCGGGTTTCGGCGGAGTTGTGTCGGGCGCGTTTGAAGGACCGCGGCATGACTCGTCGGGAAGACTTGGAGCGTATGATACGAAAGAATTTTGCCGAGCATTTAGAGCACGAAATTTGGATGCGCGGTTCCGATACATCTAATATCCCCGCTGGGGTACGCACGGGAGGAAAGTAATGTCTACACGTGAGATTCTACAAGTCAATGGGACGCAACTGCTGTTCGCGGATGCTGTCGATTTTCCAAACGCGGGCGCGGGTCCACCGACAACGGCGGCAAACGACATTCGCATCACATCTCCAGACACCCCCACGAAAGTTCAACTGGACTTGACGGGAATCGCGGCGGCTGCGGCGAGGCAGTCAACGAAAACGGCGGACCTTGGTTCGGCGTGGGCGGCGGAGTGGCTGTTGGGGGCGTGCATTGAGTGGGAGGCGGCTCCAACGGCGGGTGGAACAGTTGACTTCTATTGGGCGGGCTCCCCGTCATCCACGGCTGCGACTGGTAACCCCGGCAACGCGTCGGGGGCGGATGCTGCGTTCACGGTAGCGGGGTTGACGCAATTGCTCCTCATCGGTTCTATGACCGTTCTCAATCAGGTGGTCAACATTGATACCGACATCGCGCGGTTTTGGATGCCGTACCGATACGGTTCCTTGGTTGTGGTAAACAGCACGGACGCAGCATTTCGATCTACGGCGACGGCAATGGACGAAACGCATATCACTCTTACACCACTCATCCCCGACATTCAGGCAGCGGCGTAAGATGAAACACGGTCTGGCGATACCTTCGTATAAAGGACGATTTGCGCCGCGGGACGGCTTGCCGCGGTATCCAAACCTCTGGCGAGGGCTTGTCGGGGCATGGTATCCGACATTGGGACCGACCGGGTTGACATTGCGAGATTGGAGCGGGCGGGGCAATCACGGGACGCTGACAAATATGGCCCCGGCGACGGATTGGTTCGTCGGTCAGGTGGGCCACGGGCTCGACTTCGACGGTTCCGATGATCGCGTCAACTGCGGAAACAATACGCTTTTCAACTTTTCAGGTCCGTTTTCTTTTGTGGTATTGTTTGAGCACACCGAAGTCAACACCTTTGTTGGGCTTCTCTCAAAAGCGGACGCCGTAGACTGGGGCAACAATGCCGGGTGGCATTGTGGAATAGGAGACGCGGGCGAGTGGTGGATGACACTAGGCGACGGCGCGGCTCGTAAGAAAATTGCGACGACCGCATGGGGATCGATGAGTGGCGAATTATGGTCTTATGCTGGGGTCTGGGACGGTCCCGGTCATAGCGGTCGGCTGTACCGCGACGGCGTTGAAGCGCCTACGTATAGCTACCAAGAAACATCCGCAAACCTCACAGCGGGGGCCGCCGACCTCATCATCGGTGGTTACTATGACCTAGCACCGCGGCGATGCATCGCTGCGAAAATATATGCCGTACTTCTTTATCCCCGGGTTCTCGCTCCCGCCGAGCTTCAACACCTCTACCGCGACCCGTTCGCACCGCTGCGATTAAGACAGCGGAGGTGGAGGGACCCGGACCGTATCTGGGGAGGAGGAACCGGCCCGGTCGATGGCTTGTTTGCGACGGGGATAAATTGGTCGGGGGACACTGCGCCGGGCGGGGATGACGAGGTGACTTTTGACGCTACGGACGTGACCGATTGCGATGTAAACGCGGACGCCTCGGGTACCGCGGCGCTTGCAACGCTAGAGGCCGCGGCGGGGTACACGGGACACCTTGACGGTTCTTTGCATGACAAGGACGTGACCGTGTTAGGAGCTATGACGCTGGATTGTACGGAGTGGTCGGTGGGCGGCGGCGAGTGGAGAGTGGGCGGGGACTTTGACTGCGCTGACGTGGGCACGGTAAATCCCAATCGCGGAACAGTGACATTTGACGGGGCGGGAAATCAATCCGTTGATTTAGGTGCCCTCACATTGCCGAATCTTCGTAGTGAAAAAAGTGGCGGTGTCCTTACGTTCGTGGACGGGTGGACGGCGACGAGCTTTGTTGCCACGATAGGCGGCACGATAAATTTCAATCAACAGACCGTAGAGACAACCGGCCCGTTGTCCATTACACCTCCAGTACAAGTTTCGGGCGGGGGAGATTTAGACAGCGTGAGCATCACATGCGGTGGGTTGCTCACGCTTAAAGGGGCGGCGGGTGCTTTGCTCGATTTGGATGCGACGGGGACATGGACGCTAGATGCAAACGGTAGAACGGATGTAGCCTATGTAAGCGTGTCGGAGTGTGATGCGTCCGGTGGTAATACGATATACGCTCGCAACTCGGACAATAATTAGGGACCCCACGATGCCAAATGTGAATTGGAATTTCTATGCCGACATGTACGCGGATTTGACCGAGTGGCAAGTTTCTTGCTTCTTGCGGTCTAGTTATAGTGCGACCGTGCATTTTACGGATGAGGGGGACCAGTGGACCGATGATGCAGTGCTTGGCAAACCGATAGAGGTGTGGTTGGAAGCGTCGGCGGACCTGTTGGGGAACGTTCCCGCGGGGTGTTGGGAGGGGGATGTTCGATGGGTGTACGGTCTGGTCAGCAATCGGGAAGACAATAATGTGGTGTCGGACCACACTGTTTCGCTGCGGGTTGTTTCGTTTGCGTCCCGGCTCAGCAATAAGCCAGCGAATACTGAGCGGCTGTCCGGCACGTGTAAGGAAGCGCTGGAGCTATTGGCCTCCCGGTACGGGGGCCTCCCGGCTGCGATGTACGACTTCACGGATTGCGGGGCGAACCCGATGCATGAAATTGTTGCGGGGAGCGACCTGTTGGGAGAGATGGGCCGAATTGCGGCGGCGGGGCGGTGTGATTTGTGTGTGCAACGAGACGGGGTGTTGACCGCGGTCGCATGGAAAGATGCAAGTTCCGCCGTTGATACCGTAATCCCGCCGCAAGCCGTGGAGCAGGCGCGCCGGGTAAGTGCGGTTGAGGGGGCTGCGGGCGGCGTGCCGACGCGTATTCGTGTGCGGGGCAAGTACCGAACCGATTATGATTGCGGGGAGGTGGACTTTACCAAATCGCAACTCCCGTCAACGAGCACTCCGGCAGGGGGCGGGAACCAGCCTACGCGGGGCGCTGCGCAAAAGTGCATCATGACCGGCAAGGGCACCCCGGCAATCATTGCAAAACAGGCAGCGGACGGCAACGGGGAGGACATTGATAATTCCGATGTACAGACCTCGTGGGGGTCCGCGAAACTGGTTGGGGAGGGGGGAGAGAGTTCGCCGCCCGGGTTCTTTCAAACACAAATCACCGGCCCTGATGATTACGTCCCCGCGGGAGAGCAGTCTGTTACCGTTGAGAGGCAGGGCAGAAAGCACCCGATGGCGGAGATAGAGGCGGCGGTCGCAAAATACGAGAGGCTCGCACAAGAGCGGGAGGCAGAGGCGCAGGGGCAAGAGAGCATGACGCGGCGGCTGGGAGCCAAGCCGGGCGGGCGGGGCGTTGGCGGCGTCTCAGGCGGCTTCGCGGGGTTCGCTCCATGGGGCGGCGGTAGTCCCGATCACAACACGGACGAGCCCGAGGCAACGCAGATTGAGCTGGTATTGGAGGACCCCGATTTGATGGCGTTGTACGGGGTGATTGACGAGGATATTTGGAACCCGTACGTGAGCAATCTGGATACGCTGTTTGAGATAGCGGTTCGGCGTTTCCAAGAAGCAAAAATGCTTGAGGACCAGTGGGACGTGCGGTGTGCATACCTGCCTTGTCTGCAACTGGGGGACGTGGTGACCTTTACGGTACCGCAAACACTGGAAGAGATTACGGGCGCGGTAACCGGCATCCGTCTAGGCTACGAGCCTTCGCCAAGTGCAACGATGGATTTGACGGTGGAGGCACTCACTTCGCTGGGGACTACGGAGTACGTGTCACCGAATTTGCTGGAGTGCTCTATTTTCCAAGGCGCGGCCGTGTCCACCGAGAACGCGGTGTGGACTAAATCAGACAAGTGGTGTTGTCGGTGTGGAGACGGTCGCTTGAAGCTAGATGCGTCGTGCACAAATCCGGCCGACGCGTACGCGTATCAGGATATTTATTTGGGGGCTGGTGATTACGAGGCTCGCATTTTCAACGATAACGCGGGCGGCGGTGCGGCTGCGAAACTGATTCTCTACGATAGTAGTCTGGTTGAGATTGACAACGTGGATTTGCTCGGCGGGGAGTCGGAGGAGAAGGTGGAGTTCACACTAGTCGCCGCGGACACCGTGCGGTTTGAGATACGTGCAACAATTGGCATCTGGTGGGTATGGAGGCCGACACTGGTGAAAGTCAAAACCGCTTAGCGCTTGCTCTTGGGCGAACCTTTTGCTATACTTGGTGAAAAATATGCGCTTTTATCAAGGAGACTAAAATGGATAACAGATGGCGGAGTGGTAACACAAATACAGTGGAGGTCGTTCCATCAGCGCCGATTGACCCCGGGACGCTCGTGTATTTATCTCGCGGTCAGGCGTGGCCGATGCAAGTGGACATGCAAGGGGCTCGCGGGGAGTGGGATTTGCAGAATGCGTGTCTTCTCACACATGAGCGGCTTCGGGCTTTCTTGGGGGTGGTAATGGCGACCACTCCCCGCAACATGCTTCGGGTGGCGACCACGGGCGTGTTCGAGTTCGATTGTATTGCCCTGAAGAAACGGCAAGCCGTGCGGGGCGGTGTGTTTGAGGTGGGGGATACTCTCGGTATAATTGGGGACCATACGTTGTGCTATTCGCCTCTTATTGAAACGGCGATTGCCCGGGTCGCGGTACGTTGCCCGTCACCGTCTCCCGCTGTTCACGCAAGTATTCGTAGTCGTGTCATGGGGTATTCCGTATGAACCGGGACCTTGCAAAAGTATTTCATAGCGAGCAGGCCAAATCCCTATCGCCTACCTCTATCCTCGTGTATTGCCTGATGCTCACAGATGTATTTGCGCAATACTCCCCCGGTGCACGTGCGTGCAAGGGCTCGGGAATGCTTATCTCCGATATTGGGCGGCGGGAGCTGGAGATGCGGTGTGGCGGCGGGGAAGGGACCAGGAGGTTACCGTATGCCCTCCGCGCATTGATTGAGGCGGGGTGGATAAAAGAGGTTTCCGGGGGTCGGTATTCTTTGGGGGAGACGAAAGACGGGTTGCAATGGTATGCTCTGGGGGAGAAGAAAACACCGCGGACTGCCGGAGCCGAGAAGGTACTTGCGGCGGCTCGTCGGGGAGCGGAGAGGCTCGCTAAGGAGGCGAAAGAAGCGCGGAAGCGGCGAGCGGCGTGGCCGCGGCGGCGAGCGGCGCGGGAGGAGTTGAAAACCCCGGCCCTTTCCGTGTTTCTGAGTCATCGTTTCCGGGAGCTGTTCGGGGCAACGTTCAAAACAACTCCCAGCGACCTACCGACTCGCAAGATGCAGAATATTTACATGCATCAATTCTCAAAATACTTGGATGAAAACGAGGAGGAGTGCGAGGCGTTCCTTGTGTGGTTCTTCACGCGATGGGACGACATCTGTACGGCATGGGGGATAGTCGGGCATCGCCCCCGGATGCGATTGCTTGCGAGTAAAAGGATGGTTCAGCAATTGCAAAAGTGGCGAACGTCTGGTTTTAAGGCGCGGGAGTCCGTTGTGGCTGATCGGGCGGATGCGGAAAAGATTACGGCGGCAAAGGACAGGGGGTGGTGATGGCGGTATGGTATGCATCCCCTTATTTTTGTGAGGAGGCGCTAGTCCGGGCGCGGCATCTGTATCTAGGTGAGGCGGTGTCTGTTTTCGTGTGGGGCGAGAGTGACGTGACCACGCAAGGGGACCCAAATCCTTACCATTTTCCCGAGAGCGAAAAAGAAGCTAACGTGCTGACGTTGCGGGTGCCCCAAATCAGCGAGGACCCGCGGGAGCAGGAGGACCTGACATTTCAAACGTGGGCGACGTATGTTGCCGCGCAGTGTCAGGATGAGGACTTGATAATTTTATCGGACGCGGACGAGCTGATTCGCCGGGAGGCAATAACGCAAGCGAACGAGCAGTGCGTGACTTATTTGACCCTCCAACAATATTATTTTTGTTACCATCCCTCCTATCTACGGCAAGTGAGTTGGAGGTGCGCTAAAGTCTTTCGGGGCCGTTTTTTAAAATCGCTCCTCCGGCAGGGGGTTCTTCTGCACGTGTTTCGACACCTGAAATACGAACACCCGTTGCGGGATGCGGGGTGGCACTTGACAAATTTCGGCGGCTCGGAAATGGTGGCGGTAAAGCATCGCAGTTTTCGGCACGCGAAGGAAAACCGGCTGTCCTATGAGGAGGGGATGCGCACGATGAAGACCCCGGCGGGGCATCCGCTTGTTCGTGTAAATCCGCTGGATTATTTCCCCTCGAACCTATTAGACCTGTTGGAGGTGGGGTATGCTCACTGAGGCACATCTTCAGTATATGGGAATCCCTCAAGCGCACTGGCGTGCAACGTTGGCACAGATTCCTGTCCATTGTGCGCACGCGGACTTCTTTGCGGAGTACGTTGACAACATTGTAGCGAATGTGAAAAAGCCGCGGGGGTTGTATTTGTTTGGATTTTGCAGCATGGGAAAAAGCGCATGCGCGGCGATTGCGTTGAAGGCCGCGGCGGCGCATGAGGTGTATGGATTTTGGATAAACGCGAAGACTGTTGCCTCGCATGTTATTCAGGAAACGGAATGGCGGGATGGGCGTACGACATACGATTTCTGTTTGCAGTCCCCGTTACTGGTGATTGATGAGGTCCAATTGCGCGGGGACTCCCGTTTCACTGAAACTATTATTGAGGATTTGGTTCGGTCACGGGTGGACGATATGCTATGCACAATTATCACAAGTAATCATACGCCCGAAGTGCTGAAAGAAAGATATGCGTCGCTTGGCTCCGTTCTTATGGAGGCGGTCTTGCCGCTAAAAGTAGATGGGCACAATTTTCGGGAGGGCATGGTGTGAGTTCGCTTGGCAAAAGACTGGTCCGTTCGTTGCTGGAACACCGTACCCCCGAGGTGCTTGCGGAACACGGTATTTCTGCGATGGATTTGAAGGACGATGCGCGGGAAGCTTACTCGTGGGTGTTGGGGTATTATGAGGCACACGGGAGCTATCCGACCCCGAAAATGCTTGAGGAGAGCACGGGAATAGGGTTGCCCGAGGAACCCGACCCGCTCGCGTATATCTGCGATCACGTGCGGCGGCGCAGTCTTTCTATGTCCCTCGGGGAGATACTGCCGAAGGCGGCGGTAGCTCTGGACGACAGCGACCCGGACACCGCCGTGCGATTGTTGCGGGAGCGGTTGGGTTCGTTGGCGGCCGTGGGAAAGAAAGGGCTGTTTAGCTTTCGGGAATCTGGCAAGGCGCGGACGGCATTTTATGCGGAAGTGAAAAAGACGGGCGGTTTGTTGGGGATGCGTACGCCGTGGCCGACACTTGACTCGCATATTCTTGGGTGGGTGAACGGTAGCCTCCATGTGGTTGCCGCGATGTTGAAGACGGGAAAGACTTGGTTTTCTTGCATCATTGCAGAGGATGCGTTGCGTCGGGGCCTCAAGGTACTGTTCATCACGTTGGAGATGAGCGGGGAGCGAATTGGGCGGCGGGTTGCCTCGGTACGGTATAGGATACCGTGGCGGGAAATGGTCCGGGCGGAAATGGATTCGTTATCGGAGGCGGCGTGGGCAAAGGCGGCGGAAGCGGATACGGAGGGGACGGGAGATATTGTAATCGCAGACAAGCATCGGGTGAGGACCGTGGCGGACGCGTTGGCACTGGCGCAATCGTTGAGCCCCGACATCGTTGTGGTGGACGGGGGCTACCGCTTTCAGCCGAGCGGGAAAACGGGCGGCAATTGGGAGAGCACGGTAGACATCGTGGCGGCGTTACAGCATGCGGCGGAGGCAACGGATGTTCCGTGGGTTGTGACGACGCAAATGGGGGACTCGAAGACCTCGGGCGGCGAGAAAAAGGAGGGCCGTAAGATGCGGGCGTGGGGCGTGCGGTACGGCAAGGAGTGGGTTATCAATCCTGACGTTGTGATTGGGCTCAGCCAAACGGAGCTAGAGCGTATGGATAAGGTGATGGAGGTGCATTTTATGGCCGAGCGGGACCCCGTGGGGGACCTGAGCAAGCCATTTTTCCGCCTAAATTGGAACTTTGAAACGATGGATTTTACGGAAAAAAAGGTAGAAGAGGAGGAGGGCGAAGAAAAAACGGAAATTGGGGTTGCCTTTTGATTGGAAATGTGGTAGCGTGTGCAAAATTCCAATGTCCCAACCTCTAAAAGGAGAAAAGCGATGGACGCGATGGATTTGCTGGAACGAGTGAAGATGAAGATTGCGGAAGTAAAAACACCACGCCCCCGGCCGGTTCTCGATAAGTTCCGTGCCACCACGCCCCCGCCCGCTCAGGGCAACACGTTCGTCCCCTTTTCACAGGCGGCAGTTCGGGGCCGTTTCTATGTGGAGATGGCGGCGCGATTGGAGGCCGTTGAGGGGGAGGCTCCGGGCGAGGGGTTTGTGTTTGAGGGCGAGGAGTATACGTGGTCCCGCGCAATCAATACGCTTGTTCGGCTGGACCGTCAGTTCGGTGACGATTTGCGGAGTCAATACCTTGCCGGGCGGCGGGCGTTTGACCGCGGCGTGCCGGAAAAGGACAATCCGTGGAACGCGACGAAAGATTATTGGCAGAATTTACGCTGGTACGGCGGATGGCATTGGGGTCGCCGCGACAAGTACCGATTGGATGATTGATGACGTGGGAACACCTTTGCTCTGTATTGACGGCCCTCGGGGTCGATACTTCCCATCTGGTCCCCTCGTCCAACGGGCGTGTCATGGTGCCGTGCCCCCTCGCTTCCCATTTTCACTCGGGGGGAGAGGACACACGGCCCTCGCTCTGCATCTGGTACGACGAGACGCCCGTTCGGTGGAAGTGCTATGCTTGCCATGAGAAGGGCCGGTTGTGGGAGCTGGCTCAATCGTACGCGGACCTGAATGATAGTGAGAGCGTGCGTCGGCTTGCCACACAATTAGTAGACGAAGATAAGCTCTCTTGCGCACAACAGGTCGAAGCACGTGTCCGCCGTGTAATGGATGCGGATAAGTGGTTCCGGGCTGCGGAGCCGTCGGGTGCGTCGTTGGCGGAGGACGCGATAGAGAGATACCCGCCCGTATGGGAGTCCGCCCGGGCCGTGCGGTACTTGCGGACCCGGGTTTCTTACCGGGAGACAATAGACCGTTTTGACTTGCGGTATGATTCGGACCGGGACCGGGTGGTGTTCCCCGTGCGTCGGCCGGACGGGACGCTCGCGGGAGCCGTGGGACGCGTCTGCGTAAAGGAGCTGGACGCCGGTGTGTTGCCCTATTTGAATTACTACGGGTTCCAGGGGGTGACATGTTTGGGCGGGGCGAATCACATGGAGGCGGCGTCGTCGATTATTGTTGTGGAGGGATTTTGTGACATGCTGCGAATAGACAAGTGGGCACGGGACCGGAGCGCCGCGGTTGTGTGTACGTGGACCTCCCAACTCTCGGCTGAGCACGCGCATCAATTGGTGGCTCGGAATTTACGCGTGTCTATTTGGTACGATAATGACGACGCGGGGAATAAAGGATACTATGAGGCGCGGAAGCGTTTGAGTGGTCGGGTTGCACGCATCACCCGGGGCGTGTTACAATACAAGAGTGATCCAGGGGACCTCACAGAAGGTCAGTTTGATCGAGTTTACTCTAATGCAATGAGGTGTTTGTGATGAGTGAGATACCTGAATGGGCTGTTGGAACTGGCGTAGACACGGACATGAAAGGCGACCCCCGGCCGGGGGCGCAGGCGGGGACTCGTTTTTGGATGCCCCGCGCGACCAGTAAAAAGATCGTTTTCCTCACGGAGGGCACCGAAGCCCTCGGGTTGTGGGAACATCAGTTTCGCATGGGTGGCAAGTATACGAACTGGCTCTCTTGCCTGGAGCCGATGCGGCTGAAGTGTCATTTGTGCGAGTGGGCGGCGGCTCACGAAGGGCAGTTTTCCCGCGGGAAAATTCTCGTCTTTTCCATTATCGACTGCGAAGAGTTTACAACCCGCGCTGGGGAGACGAAGGCTAACGTTGTCAAGCTCTTGTGCGCTAAGTCACAGACGGCAGAGCTTCTCAAACGAAAATACTTGTCTCAGCTTGAGGAAGGGCGGGGGCTGAAAGGCGCGATGTTCCAAGTGTATCGGAGTAACGAGCCCACGTCTCCGAGTGTGGGCAACGACTACGAATACAAGAAACACGTTGACCTGGACACGTTCCCGGATGCCACGCCGTTGGACGCGGCGAAGCTCTTGGCTCCCGACCCGGATGCCGTGTTGGCAGCGATCCGCAGAATCGCCGCGGAGGCGGGTGAGGGTCCGGCTTCGGAGGCTTCCACGGACGTGGATGTGGACTACTAGTACATCAAATGTCTCCTGATGTGGGGCGGTGTGCGTCGTATGGGGCGCACATCGCCTTTCTTTTCTGCAAGCGCGTGCAACCCGGAGGATACCATGTCTACGACGGTAGTGGTGGGTGATTTTAGAGAGAAGAAAGATCGGCTCGCTGATGGAGTGGCGCAGCTCGTATTCACGGACCCGCCCTTTAATATTGGGCACCCGTATGTCGGGTTCAGCGATGTTATGGAGGGGCGGGAATACCGTACTCTTATTTCAAACATCGTCCAGGAGGCGTGGCGATGTCTCACCCCGGGCGGGCGTTTTTGTATGCACGTGCCTGACGAGGTGGTGTTGCCCGTGTTGGAGGACGCACGTTTTTGGGGGATGTTGCCATCGGACTGGATTGTGTGGCACTATCGTTTCGGGCAGTGTGGAAAAACAAAATACATCAACAGCAAGTGCCACCTCTTAACGTTCTTGAAACCGGGCGGTGTCCCCGTGTGGAACCCGGACGATGTGCTAGTGGCAAGTGACCGGGCCTCCACGTATGAAGACCCGCGAACAAAAGAGACGGCGACCCCCGGCAAGCGCGTTCCGTTGGACGTTTGGGGGATTCCCAGCGACGGGCCGTATTGGGGCCGGGTTCAAGGTAACTCGAAGGAGCGTCGCAGCGTGAAAAACGGGGCTCTCGTCGATCACCCCAATCAGTTGCCCGAGGTGTACTTAGAGCGAGTGATACGGGGTTGGACAAACCCCGGCGATTTGGTTGTGGACTTTTGCGGCGGTTCGGGAACGACGGCCGTGGTTGCCAAGGCTCTCGGGCGTGCATCTTGTACGTTTGAGATTTCTTCTGATAATGCGGCAAGTATTATGCAACGATTGGAAAAAGGAGCGGTCCGTGTCCCTAGTTACTGATTTCGCAAAGGCGGCAAAGGCGGCGGGGGGCTTTTCCTTTGATGTGGAAAATCCGCCGGAGTTGCGCCCCCATCAGCCCGATTTTCGATTGGCCGGATGTAATTTTGGCACAGACGATGATTTCAATATTTACTTGACGAACCGAGCGGAAGTGCGGGAGTTATGCGGCCTCTTGTTTGCCGAACCTTTGGACGCGGTTGCGTATAATGCGAAATACGATTTGCGGGTATTGCGAGCCGTTGACTGTTTGCCCACGGGGTACCCTGTTCGTCTTTGTGATCCGATGGTAGCGGTAAACTTGCTGGATGACAACAGGCGTCCCAATCAGCTCGGGTTGAAACAGGTCATGCGGGATTTGTTTGATGAGCGGATGGTGGACTTTATGGCGGCGTGGGCGTGTGGGGAGGATAGTGAGGAGTTTCGTAGGTATGCTCTCAACGATGCGCGGCAGGAATGGCGGTTGTGGCAGTGGGCGGCACCTCAACTTGAGAATGAGGGGCTCGCTAAGCTATTCCACAAGATTTTAATGCCGATGACGCTGGTATTTGCGGACATGGAAGCTACGGGGTGTCGGTGGAGTTTGTCGCACGCGCGGCGATTACTGCGTTCATTTCAGACGGCGCGGCGGGAGCTGGAGGCGCAGATTAAATCAACAATAGGGACGCTGAACATAGGTAGCGATGCGCAGCTCGCCGCTCGTTTGTTTGATGAGCTGGGGTACTCTACCCGGGGGATTGCGTGGCTAGAGAAGTCCGGCCGCTTCACCGTGGATCGGGCGGCGATGGATAAGCTTGCCAAGAAATACCCGGTGTGTGATTTGATTCGGCAGTACCGTACGGCCCGTAAAATGATTTCTACCTATTTAGAGCCGCTATCTCGACAGGCCATGGAGGACCCTGACAGCCGGGTGCACCCGACATTCTGGATTACATCTTCCACGGGACGAACGAGGTGCTCCAATCCCAATTTCCAAAACATCCCGGTCCTATTGCCCGGGCGGCTCAAAGACTTGCGGATACGGGACGGCATTGAGGCGCAACCCGGGTATAAGCTTATCGTGTTTGACCTCTCACAAATAGAACTTCGGATGTGTGCGCACGTGACCGGGGACGCTAAGTTCACCGCGGCATATACCGATTGGGTATGCACCCTTTGCGGCAGTGCGGGCACGGAATCGCGGCACGTGTTGCGGGAGTGTCCCTCGTGCGGCTCGCCTGAGAACGAAGAGGCGTTGGCGAGAAAGGTTCCGGGGTTCTGGCACGGCAAAGATATTCACACAGAAACGAGCAACAATATCAAGGCGTTGGGAGGGGATAGGAAGAAAGGCAAAATCGCTAATTTTTCGTTGATCTACAATATCACCGCTTTTGAGTTGAACCGGCGGATGCCGGACTGGTCGAAAGCGAAGTGGCAAGCAGTCATTGATGAGTATTTTAACGAGGACAATTATATCGGCGTTCGTACGTGGCATCACCGTATGGAGCGACAGTTGTGGGAGACGGGAGAGGTTCGGGACGTGTTTGGGCGCAAGCGCCGTATTCGGCGGCGGGATTTGGAGAGAAGTCCAAAGCATGCGATGAATCAGTTTGTCAATTTTCCGATGCAGTGCGCGGCGTGTAATTTATTCATGCTCGGTCTGGGCAAATTGCGGACGCGTTTTATGGAGCGGGGCGAGTGGCTGAGGGAGGTGTTGCCCACTAACATGGTCCATGATGAGGGCGTGTTTGAGGTCCGAGAAGATAAGGTGGGAGAGGCTAAAGAAACAATTATTGACGTGATTGAAAACAGTGTTTCTTTTCGGGTGCCCATTCGGCTGGACGTGCTAGTGGTGGATCGTTGGGGAGAGGCAAAGGCATGAGCGAATATAAAATGGATCGCTTGTTGTGGATGCCGAGGGAAGAGTGGTGCTCCGAGTATCAAGAGGCACTCACGCGGGTGGTGACGCCATACGTAGGGGAGCCGTACGAGGTGCGTTGCTGGGAGGAGGACGGGGAGTGGGTCGGCGTACCGCGGGTGTTCGGGAAGCTAGTGCCGCCGTGGTGGGCGTCGTCGGTGCCGGAGCCTGAGAAAATACCCGCGCCCCCTGTCACAATTTCGTGGCGGCGGGGGCAGAAGCCCGCTGTTGAGAAGATGCTCACTGCGTTTGCGTCGGGCGTGTCCGGGGTACGGCTGGAGGCACCCCCGGCGAGCGGAAAGACCTTGATGGCGCTTGCCGTGGCCTTTGATCGGGAGGCTCCGACGCTCGTGGTTGTGCACAAGACCGACCTCGCAAAGCAGTGGCAGGACACGGCCCGAAAGTTCTTTGGTGAGGAGGCCGGGCACGTGCAAGGAAGCAAGTGGGATTGGAAGGGGCGGCGATTTACGACGGCGCTGGCGCAGACGTTGTATTCGCGGCGGGATAAACTGCCGGAGGGGTTTCGAGAGGCGTTCGGTCTGGTGGTGTACGACGAAGGGCACCACTATCCGAGCGAGTCTTTTTCTACCGTGCTCAGCATGTTCCCGGCGCGTCGTTTGGCGGTGTCCGCGACATGGCGGCGAGCTGACGGGCTTGCCGATTTGTGGGAGTGGCATGTCGGGCGGACCGTGGTGGTGGCGGAGACAGAAAGACTGACAGGAGAGTTTGTCCATGTCCCGTGGCGGACGCCGTTCAACGATATGTGGTATACTCACGGAGGCCGGGTGAACCGTGCGCGGTTGTTGACGCTGATAGAAAAAAATGAGGCGTTTTCGACGTGGCTGGCGGAGCAATGTATCAAAGGGGTGAACGCGGGGCGGCGGGTGTTGCTGGTAAGTGATCGAATTGCGCAGCTCGCCGCGATTCATGGGCGGGCGGTGGAGCGGGGGCACTTGCCGGGTCTTTACTGTCGAAGTTTTCCGCAGAAGGGAGAAAAGAAACGGAGGCGTATCACCGAGGCGGAGTTGGCGGCCGCACGGGAACATCAAATCATACTGGCCACCTACACATTAATGATGGAGGGTACGGATGTTCCCGCATTAGATACGCTCATTTTTGGTACGCCTCGGGCGGATGTGGAGCAAGTGGTGGGGCGCATACAACGTCCATCCGCTGAGAAAAAATCACTCTTGGTCGTGGACCCCGTTTTTCAGACGCGGTACTGTAGAGCGCTTGCGGGGAAGCGGGAGGAGCAATTACTAAATCTGGGCTTTACGAAAAGGGTAAAAAGATGAGCGATACGAGTAAAGAATCTTCCGGGTGGTGTCAGGTTTCGCGGCTCTGGAAAGAGAGCGGCGTGGTTGCGCGGGAAGAGGCGGACGAGGAGTTGATTGAGGTTCCCATGGTGGTGGAGGGTGCAATGGTTGCAAACGTATCTTTCGGCAACCGCTTGACTCTCAATATGGGAAATTACGAGTCCTGTCAACTCTCGGTCGCCGTGACTATACCGTGCTATTTACCGGAACTGAATACGGCATACAAAGCGGCAAAATCCTTTGTTGATATGAAGATGGCGGCGGAGTCCCGGGCGTTGAAAGAGTACCGTTCGTCGAAATAATTCCCCCTTTGAGGAGCCTATTATGGCTGATGATGTCCTTCGAGAATTTATTGCGAAAATCAATGCCGCCTATAAAGGCGAGATCGTAGAAGTCGGGGGCCGGTTTGGCGCGTTGACGCTGGGACGCTTCTCGTCGGGCATCCTCTCCTTGGACTGCGCGCTCGGCGGGGGCTTTCCTTTTTCGCGGGTCATGGTGGTGGCTGGAAACGAGTCGTCTGGTAAGACTCTGATGGCGCTGAAGGCGGTGGAGCAGATCAAGAACTATGACCACCATACGCATCTTCATCGGGACTTTTGTGACCCGAAGACGTTTCTACCCGGGCGGTGTTTGTTTGTGGACTTGGAGGGTACGTTCGATCTGGCGTGGGCGAAGGCGGTTGCGAATTGGGATACAGAGTGGCACGCTGTCGCTCGACCGGAATACGCGGAGCAGGCGATTGATATTGTTGGGTCTGCCATGGAGGAAAACGTGTTTGACCTGATCGTGGTGGACAGTATTGCGCAGATGACGCCCACGAAAGAGATTGAATGTAGTGCCGAGGATTGGCAGCAAGGACTCGCCGCCCGGTTGATGAACAAGGCGATGCGAAAGTGGGTTGCCCGGTTAAATAAAATCAGTCAAGGTAACCCGGCGGGCGGTCCGGCGATCATGTGTTTGAATCAATTTCGTGTGACCATGGGTGTGATGTACGGCGACCCCCGGGTGATGCCGGGCGGCAAGGGACAGGTCTTTGCTAGTTCCATCATAATTTATAATCGGTCGCAAAAGGTGTCGGACGGGGCAGACAAGGAAACGTCTTCGGTGGAGCTGGGGGGCGTGACAATGAAGAATAAGACGTACGTACCGAAGCTCAATTTCACTTACAATATGGGCCTTCGGGACGGGGAAAAACTGGCCAAAGGGGAGGTAGATAATCTAAAACAGCTCTACACGTTGGGAAGCAAGTACGGCATTATCGAACACGCAAAGACGGGGGACGATTGGTACGTTGGCAAGCGGTCATGGAAGACAAAGAAAGCGCTGTTGGCGGATATGGAGGACGATACGGCACTGTACCGGCTCTTGTGGCGCAGCGTGGTAGCAGCGGCGACTGAAAAGGTGGAGGTGGCTGATGTCAGTGCCGAGTGAGCCTAAGAAACCGGGCGGCACCCCGCTCGGTTCGCAAAAGACGAACAAGGAACGTATCAACAAGCACGAGCGTTCTATTGCGGAGCAATTGCCGGGAGGACAGGCGCAGCCGAACTCTGGGGCACCCCCTGGGAAGAAGGGCGATGTATTGCTTGAACATTTTTTATTGGATAGCAAAGAAACAAAAGGGGAGCACATTAGTGTCACCCGCCGTGATCTGACTAAAATCAATAGGGAGGCGGGGGAGGCCGGGCGTGTGCCGGGACTGGTGATTACGTTGAAGACTCCGCCCGTGGTGCCGTCGGAGTGGGTGGTGTTGCCGTTGGAGGTGTTTGCGCAAATGCTAGAAGCCGGGCAGGACAAGGAGATATAGGGATGGGATTGTTGGATGCTTTCTTAGAGGGTCGGGAGGAGGGGAAGAAGGAGGTTTCGCCACCGGACGCCGGGCGCAAGATGCGAAAGTTTATTGCGGACACCCCCGCGATGGGCGTGCATTTCGCTACTTCTATCCGGGCAAGCGAGGCTCACTCTGTTTGTCCAAGACAATTTGTGCTGGATTACTGGTGCCCTGGTCCGGGCGGGTTGCCCGGGTTCAACTCCCTGTTGTATATGGGTGCCGGGCACTTCTTCCATGCTTTTCTTCAAGACGTGGTACTCGGTCCGATGCGGGTGTTGTGGGGCGATTGGGTGAACACTAATGACGGCTCCGTGGTAGAGGGTTTCCACCCGTGCCCGGAGTTGTCCTTGCGGGAGACTGCGAAAGAGCATCCGCTGACGTGGCGTTATCGGGAGCCGTCTTGTTGGAACGAGGAGTATCGTATTTCGGGGCATGCGGACGGGCGGGTAAACGTACGGTTGGTCCCTGAAGACCCTCCTGACGCAGTGTTGGAAATAAAGTCAACAGGGGCGTACGGGTTCGGTAAAATTACGGACGCGGCTTCCATCAGCGAGGCGTATCGGACGCAAGCTACTCTGTATCAGTGGCTCCTTGGATACTCGCAAACGGTATTCCTGTTTCTAAATCGCAATAATATGCAAGTAAAGACATTGATATATGCCGGAGAACCCGGTCTGTTGCGGGACGTGCAACATAAAGCGAAAAAAATCTGGAACGCCATTCGGTGTCGTACGCTTCCCGACGGTCTGTTACCATGCCGGGACCCGCGGGATACTCGGGCGAAGCAGTGCGGACAGCGGGAGCGGTGTTGGTCCACGCTACCCGCTTCTTTTGATGGGGCGGTGAACTTTGAAGAGTGGACGCACTTGTGTGAGGAGCGGAAAGATGCAACCTAATGATTTCGTTTTACTGTCGCTACCGCGTTCCGGGACACACATGCTCCGCACGGCATTGAACGCGCACCCTCATGTCTGGTGTTGCCATGAGGTATTCAACCGTGATGTATACGGCAAGTTGAAACGGCGGGGCGTGGGCGTGGGCGGCAGAGACGCGCCGTGGGATGGCGAGCCGGTTGCTGTCTATTTTCATAGATTGCAGCGCGTTGGTCAGGATCGCTTCGGCGTGTGCGTGCAACCCCATCATTTTCAAAAGCGCCGGGCCGGGTTTGAGGAAATGCTGGCGATGGAGTTGCCCACTATTTTGCTGTATCGTCTCAATACGCTTCGCCAGTACGTGTCGAGGCTGCAAGCGCGTGCAAGGGGAAAATGGGAAGCGTATCAAGGGGACCCACCCCCGCAACCGATAAAAGTAGCGGTGGAGCATGCTGCGTACGAGCAGTTTCATTACGAGCAGCGGGAGGCCGTGGCAACCCTTGCGGCGAGGTGCCCGCGGCTGATTGCTCTCACCTACGAGGAGCTGATAGCCGATTGGGCGGGCGGTATGCGGCGGGTGTTTGCGGGCATTGGAGTCGCTCCCTGTAAAGTGGCACCGCAGACGATTAAAGTGGGTGCCGGTTTCCTGGAAAATGCCGTAGATAATTGGGCGGAAGTGGTCAAATGGGCACAACCGGGCGAGAAAATCTAAAAAAATTCCCCTCCTATTTCCCGGGAAACTCGGGTCTTTTCGGATTATTTTTGAGAAATCTTTGGATTCGGGGTTGCGGCGGTGCCGAGATGGTGTATACTTGGAACCATGCAAACCACCACCACCACAACACAAGGAGCCAAAGATGAGTATGCAACGCGAGTGTGGAATAGTTGAGTTGGAGCCCGGCCGTTGGTTTTGTTTGGTCGCTGATCGGGAGTACGGGGAGCTGGACGAGGGGTGCACCGCATACGGTCCCAAATCCACGGCGGAGGGTGCGTGGGAGGCCATGGCCGATTGCGAATCCAATCCCGGGGGGCACTGGACTTACACGTGGGACTCGATGGATGCGGCGACTCGGCGGGAGTATGCGGCCGTTGTCAAGGCCAATCGGGTTCGTCCTATGCATCGCCTTTGGTAAAAAGGAGGAGAGGATTTACTGCCGCTTGACCGTCCGTGGCGGGCATAGCCGGTGGAACAAGCGAACGGGGATAAATAGCCGGAACAACCGGACCACCCCCAAACGGTCGCAACCTCACACGAGGGGGCGGCAGTAAATCCTTTCACCTACCACAACCACCACAACACGCGAGGAGAAAAAATGGCATACGCGACGAGGAAGATTGCGGACTACGGGCGGCGATGTGTATTCGGGGCCGGGCCTCGCCGTGGGGCATCTCGGCAGTACGAGCTTCATTGCAACCGTTTGGGGCAATATTTGCTTGTCTCGGTACTTACCTCCCCCGAGGGTAAAGTACGCCGGGAGCCGTGCGATGGCGGGGACGTGTATACCGTCTTTACGAAAGACGCGAAGTGCGGCCGTGGGGAGTACGTAGAGGAGTTGGACATCCTAATCGGCCGCGATGTGCGGCACCCCCGGGCAATGGTTCGCAAGATTGCGGAGGCCGCAATCGCCGCAGAGTACGAGGCCGGTTTGCGGGTGAGCAAAATGGTCGCCCGTTTTGGCCGTTTTTAGTCAACGAGTTTCAACAACCCTATCGCCCCAAATGGGGCACAACCCTAGACGCCCCAACGGGCAAGGAGTTTCAGATGGTAGACGTAGCGACAACAGCGGAGCCGGAGGTTATCCCGGGGGCGTTGGTGATCCCCGAGGGCCGTGCGTTGGATATGTGGTCGGGGGTGGACTCCACGTTCGTCCCGGCCTTGCAAAAGGAAATGACGCCCGATGAGAGGCGGGAGACGGTTCGCCGGGTTGCGGTTACCGCGCAGCTCGCTGACGATACCTTGGATTTGGTATTGGGCGAGCTGCTGTACGAGGTCAACCGCAACAATTACTGGACCGACTGGGACACGCCCGGCGAAGACGGGCCTCGCAAGTACAAAGATTTCCACGAGTATGCGGAGCTGGAACTTGGCATGAAGCGGTCCACCGCTCGCTATCGCATCCAAGTGTACGAAAAGTTCGTCATTGAACTGGACTTGGACAAGGACATATTGCGGAGCCTGGACTGGTCCAAAGGCCGATTGTTGCTGCCCGTGATCGACAAGGCAAATGCCGACGGGTTGCTCAAGAAGCTGAAGGAAATGACCTACCGCGAGGTCGCGGCAATGGTGAAAGAGATGCGGGGCCTCTCCAAGGACACGGACAGCGATGGGCTCGCTACGCTGGTTTTCAAACTGTACCCCGAGCAATTGGAGAACGTGGAGAACGCGATCAACATTGCGAAGGGGATGGCGAAGTCCGAGAAGCCCGGGCATGCTTTGGACATGATTTGCGCCGATTTTGTTGGGTCCGCCGTGGGCTCCACCCCGGACGGTGCCCTGGTCAGTCTCGGTGTGCTGATTAAGAACATCGAGCGGGCTTACGGGGTGTCGCTGGAGGTCAAGGCGGTGGACGAGGATCGTTACGCGGAAATGCGCGAAAAGGCCGAGGGAGAAGAGGAGGGAAAAGAGGAGTAGGGGTGTTGGGGGTTGTGGGTCCGGGGGCTGCCCGCCCCCGGGCCTTTTTGCACGCACGTGCAACCATAGGAGAACGACGATGAAACTCTTGGAGCGCAGATTTACATATCGTCTAGACGCAGATTGCTGGCGCAATCGCAACCACCCGCCGCTCGTATCGCACTGGATGCGAGACGCTTGGGACATCCCACTATCCGCCCGAGAACTATGGTTGTCGCTACACACCACGCCCGCTCGGAATCGAGTACGAGCCCGCATTGTGCGTGGTGATACGGATTATTACCCGGAAATCCAATGTGATGATGAGGAGGTGTGTCCGGGTTGCGGTAGATACGGGAGTGTAGGGCTGGACAAGTACCTGGAAGAACTGATTGGCACAACCGTGTGGATCGAGGCGAGCTACCGATAAGGAGCGCTGCAAAAATGCATGCGTATAGTACCATCAAAACAATTGGGCGGCTGGTAGGGTGGCCAGTGTACGCTCTTCATGGGAGGGAGTGGGTGGAGAAGCACACACGGCGCGGAGGGGCGTTCCGCTTCCTCTTGGGGCCGGGTCAGTGCACGTGTCTCGGTTGGATGCGGTTCGGGCAGTGCAAGCATCTTCAAATGGCGGCGGGTGACGCGGCGTGGGTGCCGGGCGAGGACGGTTGGAGCGGGGAAATGGTACGTGATTATATAGGTACGCTGGAGCCGTTGTGCCCCGGCGCGGTGGAACGGTGGACGGCGGCATGGACGGCGGGACAGCGATGCTACGGGGAGCACACTGTAAAACAGGTCACTCTAGCCGTACCGGAGGCGATGGCGGGTGAATATACCTTCTTAATCGCGGCTCGGGTGGAACGGAAACGAGGGCTATGTATACGCTTCAAAAAAATCGGAGAAAATTCGGAAATTGGGGTTGCGGCGTCGCCGTGATCTGGTATACTTGGAGAATGCGGGTTGCATAGTGCAATCCGGGAGCCACCTAAATACGGAGGAGCCACCCATGGCAGCGACGAAGATCAAAGAGATGCGGAACCCTGTCCAATTGGGGTTCAAGGTGGGCGCGGGCGAGTACCGCTTCTATCAAATTGTAGGCTGGAAGGCCCGGGCCGAGTATAAAGTTTCCCGCGGTGACGAAGGGCGGCTAGCATGCGATTGTGTTCGGTTCAAAATCGAAAGCAAGTGCGAGCATGCGACGGCGGTGCTGAAACGGGGCTTCAAGCGCAGCGACCTGACTCGTAGCGGCTCGTGGGGCGAGCCGCTCGAAAACGTGTACCTCGTCTCGGCGGCGGTGAGTGGCATGGTACGGCACGGCACGGGCGACATTTCGCTCAGCCATCTTTGCGAGTTGTGTAACGGTGCCGAAACCCCCGAGGGCGAAGCCCCCGAGGGTGCCCTAAATCCCGCCCGCCTCTATGCGGAGTGCCAACTCAGTGAGGCTTCGCAGATTAGCGTTGACCACCCGGATGTGAGGGCCGCGGGCGAACGGGCGGCGGCGAAGTCGAAGGGGGCGGGGCCGTCCAAGCCGAAGGCGAAGGACAAGCCGAAGCCGAAGGAGAAGCCGAAGGTCAAGCCGAAGGCACCGTGGCAGACAGTCACTCCGCCCCCCGAGGACGAGTTTTACATCGCCCCCGAAACGTGGGAGGCCATCCAGTACGGCATCGCCGCGGGCGAAAACGTGTTGCTCATTGGCCCTTCGGGCAGTGGAAAATCCGAGGTGGCGTACCTCGCAGCAAAGGCGGCAAGCGAGCCTATTGACGCCTTCAATTTCGGTGCCACTAGCGAGCCGCGGCTGACGCTAATTGGGGCAACGCACTTCAACAAGGAAGAGGGCACTTGGTTTGCCGAGAGCCGCTTCGTAAAAGCCATTCGCCGCGACCATGGCGTTGTGTTGCTGGACGAGATTACCCGGGCGAGCTTGGACGCCGGGAACATCTTGCTGCCCTTGTTGGATCGACAGGGGTATCTCCCCCTGGATGAGGGCGAGGGTTCGCCCGTAATCCACCGCGGGAAGAAATGTGCGATGCTTGCCACGGCGAACGTGGGCATGACGTACACGGGCACCACGGCGATGGACACGGCACTGAAACAGCGGTTCCAGACCATCATTGCCATGGATTACCCGCCCCCGAAACAGGAGAAGGACATCTTGCTCGGGCGTTGCCAAGGACTCTCAAAGACCGCTGCCGATGGTCTGGTCAAGGTGGCCACTAATCAGCGGCAATTGGCTCGGGCGGATGAGCAGTTCCAGGAGGAGATTTCCACTCGGATGTTGCTCGCCGCGGGCGAGAAGATGGGAGCGGGGATGGATTACAAATTTGCATGCCAGACAAGCATCGTCAATTTCTTCAGCAACGATGGCGGGGAGATGAGCGAGCGGGCGCAGGTGATGCAGATTTTGCAAAAGTACGACCTTTTTAAGTAGGAGCCACACATGACCAAGAAAAGAAATTTACTGGAGCGCATGCCACGCACTTTTTCGGCAGTGCGAGGCCGGGATTATTTCGCGGAGACGGTGGGCATGGTTGCCCGGGAGGACGCGGTTGCCCGGGGGAGCTGGATGAGTTCCATGTGGGCACCCTTTCGGACCAAGAAAGTGGAGGCGCAGGAGGTGGCGTGGGCACTGATGCGGGTCCAGGGGTGCGTTCGCAATTTCCTTAGAATTCATGGGGTGCCAAAGAATACACAGATTTCGCTGGCGACCGTGGGTTGTGGTGCAAAGGGCGCTGCCGGATTCGGTAGCGTTGACCGAGGTAGTACCACCACCTTCAGCAAGCCGTATATCCTGCTGGACAAAAGTATCTACGAGGAGGCCAAAGAGGGTGAAATGCTGGACCTTTATCTGGGCGCAGCGTTGCACGAGGCCGGGCATCTGAACAACACGCGGTCGCTCTTTACTATGCTTGCACGTGGGGAGCTTCCAGAGAACTTGCGGATGTGGGTCAACTTGTTTGAGGACGAGCGGGTAGAGGATTTGGAAAAGAAGCGGTCGCCCGGGTACGCCCCCTATCTGCACGCGTTGAAGCGTGCCCTGTTCGAGAAGAAAGAGTTTGGATTTGCTTTGCAGAACTGGACAGAACTGCCGGACATGGATAAGGTGGCAATACTTGCATTCGCCTTTATCCGGGCTCCCCACACGCTGACCCATGTCCACAAGGAGTGGAAGTCCGTTGGCGGTACGTGTGTCTTTGAGGAGCTGCGAAAGTGCGTGGGTGCCCGGGTAGTTACAGAGGCGGATGTGTTGCGGGCAGCGAAGGCCGTTGATTCCCTGCTCGCCCGAATCCGGCGGGAGTACCCAGAAGCCCCCGGCGCTCCGGGTGGCGGTGCGGGTGAGAGTGCGGACAAGAGCGACGGCAGCGCGGGTAAGAGTGCGGGCAAAGGGAAGGGCGGCGAGGAAGGTGCCGCGGGCGGCGAGGAAGGGGCAGAGGCCGGGGGAGAGGTGGCTGATCGCCGGGAGGCGCAAGCAAAAGCAGACGCCCGCGATGCGGCGGACAAGAAACGCCTCCGCTCCGCTGATGGTGATGTTCGGCGGGCGGGTGAGTCGTTGACGGGTACGGGTAACGCAAAAGAAATGTCAACCACGATGGAGCGGGGTAGAGATGACAAGGCACTAGAAAAAGCGGCGGATGCCCTAGAGGATGCCCGGGCGGAGAGAGATAGTGTTTTTGACGACCGCAAAGGCCGATTTTCTCCGATGGATATGGAGCGTATGCTGGAGCGGCTCGGCGGGCTCAGCAAGCCGCTGGACCTGGAAGAGTCCAAGGAGTACGCAAAGGCCACGGAAGACAAGATTACGTTTGGTGACGAGTGGTGCGAAGGCACGTGGAAAGGGCATATGGCCATAACGCGGCGTACGGTTATCATACACCCGAAGGGCACGCCCGCATCGAAGAGGCGGTACAAGCAGGCTTACAAATCCGTTCAGAAGATGATCGCCCGGACCCGTAGTTTGTTTCACTTCCGTCTGGGCAAGCGTACGTATGTCCAACGCGAGCGGACTGAAGGACGATTGGACCGGAGCCGCTTAGCGTCGGCCATGAGCACAGACCGCATCTTTCGCACGTCGTATACCCGGGAGGATAAAGGGATTGCGGTGTGCCTCCTGTTGGACGAAAGTGGGAGCATGGGGGCCGCGGATAGTACAAGCAGTCTTGCACATACTGCGTTACAGCTCGGCATTCTGTTCGCGGCCTCCTTAGAGAAGGTACCCGGCGTGGAGTTGGAGGTTTATTCTCACGAGAGCTGCGGGGAGTCGGATAAGGATTGTCTTATCCGGTGCCTGTACGGCAAGGACAACCCCAACATAGAAAGCATCGGGGCGTATAATCACGGGGCGCAGAATTACGACAGTCAGGCAATTAGGGAGGTGGGGGCGAAGTTCGCCAAAAATGTAACTAACGAAAACCGTCTTTTGATTGTGCTCTCCGACGGTTCGCCGTGTGGCCATCGTTACGGTGGACTACCCGCCAGACAGGCAACGAGGCGAGCCGTTCAGGAGATCAAGAAAAAGTATGGAATCGAGAGCGTTCAAGTGGCGATAGGCGGGTACGGCGGGTGCGAAGAAATGTTCGATAACGTGCTCGTATGGAGCGATTTTAATACGCTGCTGGCTAATATGCGGGGCATGTTGGCGCGGCTGGTCAAACGATATACTAACAAATAGGCGTACTGGGAAGGCCGTCCCCGGCGTGGTTTTGGGTGGCTCCGCCGCGTCGGGGGCGGGTAAATTATGCTAAGACGTATTACATTCCGGGCCTCCGCCGAGTTGCACGCTAAGCTGATGCGGCTGAGGTGCATTTTGGAGGAGGCGGGGCATGCTATGTCCCTCAGTTCGCTGGTTCGGATATTAGTATCTCATGCGGTCGGCCGGGTGGAACCCGGGGTGCCGGTTGCACGTGCGTGCAAGGGTAAACAGAGGTCCATCAGTGTATCTGTGTGTGCTGAGGACTCGTGGGTGGTGGAGCGTATTCACGAGGATGTGCGGGTGCATGCGGCGGCGGGGTTACCCACTAGTTTCAGTCGAGAATTTGTTGCCGCGGCGAAACGCGGGCTCATGCGACGAAAGGAGGAAGCGGATGTCGGGATACTATGATACCAACGACCCTCTCTGCGTAGACACGGGCAGAGTGGACGAGGTATTAAACGTGCGAAGCCGGATTGCGGCACTGCTTATCCGGGCGCACTTATTTACGGTTCATGACGTGATGGCGTTTCTGTCGCGGCGGGGAAATCGTTTAACGAACTTAGAAGGGGTTGGACCGGAGGCGGCGGCAGAGGTTGCCGACGCGTTGGCAGACAGACGAAAGGCGTTGGGATGTTGATACCACGAGAAGCACTTGTACCCTTCCTGGACTTTTTGCGGGGCCTCGGGTTGGACGTAAAATTGCAAGTTCGGACTATGCTCGGGGAGCGACTTGCAATAGTGCGGGAGTACGGTACGGGCGACGGCCCGTTTGAGTTCTTTTGCCCGGATGCAAAGCAAGTGGAGGAGATTGAGCGGCAGTGGACCTTCTACTGGCAGAAACAATTGCAATTTGAAAGCGAGGTGCCGGATGAAGATGACCCATCCGATAACGGGTAAAGTCTACCAAGACGCGACCGCCTATGTGGACGCGTTGATTGAGGCGTGGCGAAAGGTTCAAATTCGTAAGCATCAGGTGGGCATAGCGGAGGCCGCGGTCGTTGCGGCAATAGACGAGGCGGCGGGGGAGTATGACCTTCCAAGCGTGCGGCTCCGCGGAGAGGTGGAGGAAGTGCGTGTTGCGCGGCGGGAAAATGTCCGGTATGTAAAGCCCCGCGGTGCCCGGCATCCGCTGTCCACGCTGCTTAACTTGTACCCGGAGGAACTTCTCCCGCTGATACGTGTGGACTATAAAGAGTCGGGGGACAAGCTCCGCAAGCTCTTGCAACGGGTGGCAGATGGAAAGGGCACGGAACGGGAAAACGAAGTGGCGGCGGAGTTGGTGAAAGTACGAGAGACTTCCCCGGGCAAGCCCCGGATTGAGGTGTCGCCCCGCGCTGATTACGATGGGGAAACACTGCCCGGCCGGGTCGATCTACCTCCTATGGAGTGGTAAAATGAAAACGTGCACGTTGATGTCGTTTGGTTTCAAGTACGGACAGCCGCACGCGAACTACTATTTTGATGTCGGTTTCATTAAGAACCCGGCACGGGATAAAAGGTGGGGCTTCTTTGCCGCGGTGGACGAGGAGATGAAAGAGTTTGTGCTGACTCAGCGCACGGCGGCGGGATTTGTGCAAGCCGTCTTGCCGGTGCTTAGTTTTCTTGTGCGGGTGGACCAGGAGCAGATTTTCGCTTTCGGGTGTAACGCGGGGCGGCATCGTAGTCCGGTTATTGTGGAAGTGCTCGCTGACCGGCTGCGCAAGGTGGGTATCAATTGTAACGTAGTCCATAGGGAGTTGGCACGATGATTGATTGTGTAGTGATAACCGTGAGCCGAGATCGCCCTGATCTCGTACGGGAGCAAGCCGTGAACTTGAGGGAGTTTGCGGGCGGTGTTGACTACCGTCATGTCGTTGTGGAAATGGGTACAGACCTGTCCCGCACATACCACGGGATAGATGCGTTGTGGTACAAGGACAAGCCGTTCCGCGGCAAGTGCTTCGGTCATAACGTGGGGTGCGGGTACGCTCTGCTCGCCTACCCCGATGCCCGGTACTATATGTTCATAATGAACGACGTGCTCTTTCTCAACCCGTGGAAACCGCTGTTGGATACGTTGGATGCAAACGCAGACATTGGAGTGTTGGCACCCACACAACCCCGGGGAGGGTACCCTCAGTGTCACCCCCGGCCCGGGAGCCAGTACCACGTCGCAACGACGGCGGACTATTTGTGCTTGACGATACCCGGAAGTCTTGTGCGGTATTTTGGATTTCTTAACCCGGAGTTTCATTACTGTTGGGGTGCTATCCACGAGTACGCGCACAAGATGAACAAGGAGGGACGCGTGGTGGCGTATTGCGACGCGGTGCAGACAAAGCATCTTGGCGGCACGACGTACGGTAAAGTCAAGAGCGTGTGTAGCCGAGCAGAATACACTAAACGAGCAAAGGCGTTCGCACATAAATACTTTCTCACAACGTACGGAGAGGATTGGGCGGAGGAATTTACGGCTGCGTTGCCGGTACCCGTGCCCGAAAAGTTCAATACGTTCAAAATGCATAGACACTTCTGGAGGTCCTGAGATGGGCGTGAGTCACAAGCATAAAACACTATTCACACACATTCCGAAGGCTGCGGGGTGTTCTATAGTGGATACGGGCCTGTTTGCGGACGGTAGTTATGACGGGCATCAGCGGCTCTCGAAGGTGTTGGCACGGCATCCGCAACTGAGCACTTATTTTAAGTTCACGTTCATCCGCAACCCGTGGGACCGGCTGGTGAGTCTGTATCATTACTTCATGCAGCTCGCCCCGGGTCATAAGTGGTGGCACCCCAAGAACGCGGCGGTGCAGAAGCAAGTGATGGAGTTCGGGTCGTTCAAGCAGATGCTCATCGAGTTGCAAGCCGGGCATGCTCTTATGCAGAACATTCACTTCCGGCCTCAGACGTGGTGGGTATGCGACGACCAGGGGGCTTTGCTTGTGGATTATGTGGGGCGGGTGGAGATGCTTGCTGAGTCGTGGGACCACGTGTGCAACGTTATCAATTTTCACAAGCCGTTACCCCGGACAAATACTACCATCCACTCCGATTACCGCTACTACTATGATGAGGAGATGTGGCAGAGGGCGGCGGACATTTACGAGGACGACATGCGCCGGTGGCCCGAGTGGGAAAATGAGCATCTCGTTCGGTGCAAGCGCGTGCACCTTGGATGCGGGGACCAGAAAAGGCCGGGCTGGATCAACGTGGATGTGGACGCCCGGTGGAAGCCGGATGTTGTCGCCCCCGCGACAAGGCTCCCATTTAAGACGGGGGAGGTCACCGTGGTGGAAAGCTATCACTTGCTGGAGCACTTGACGAAGCAGGACGCGGCTCTTTGTATGGCGGAGTGCCATCGGGTGCTCAAGCCGGGTGGGCTCGCCGTGTTCGAGTTGCCGAATTTGTTGCGGTGTTGTGAGATGATACAAAGCGATGACCCGGAGGAAGTGCATTTTGGGATGATTGGTATTTATCAGCCTTTCTTTCCAACCGTGGATGCGATGAGACACAAGTGGGGGTGGACCCCCGAGACTATTGAAAAGGCGTTGCTGGACCACGGCTTCTCCGCGGTGGAGATAAAACCGTGTCAGCAAGTACGCAAGGCCACCCCGTACAAGCGGGATATGCGAGTGGAGGCAACCAAATGAGCGATGCCGTGTTAGGTATATATCTGCTGGGATGGGTGTACCCGGATCGCTGCGCTTACTATGAGGGCGCTTACTATGAGGAAGCGCGCTCTATGATAGTGATTGCAAAATCACACCGCGCGGCTCGGATGATTGCCGCAGAGGCGGCCGCAGATGAAGGCAAACAATTTTGGTTGACGGTGGCGGTGAGCACTTGCAAAATAGTAGGGCATGCGGTACCCGGGGCGAAGCCTGGACTACTTGTACGAGATGTGAGGAATGGATGATGAATATTGGTGACCTGTTCGGCCGTATATTTGTGATAAATCTCTGGGACGAGTCCCCCGAGCGTCGCGGTGCCGTGGTGGCGGATTTTGCTGGGATGGGCGTGCAGAATTACGAGTTCATTCCGGCGGTGCGCGGCACCTCTCAGATGGTGGAGAGTATGGCGTCGGCGGGCAAGTTGAAACCGATGGCGTGTGAGGGTGGGCGGTACATGCGACCCGGTGAGGTGGGGTGTATCCTGTCCCATCGCCTATTCTGGAAAGAGGTACTGCGAAGGGGCTACCACTCCGCGCTCGTGGTGGAGGACGATGCGGCGTGGCACCCGCAAGCGTATGATATTATGAAGTGGGCAATGACGGCGGTGACGCGGCCGGGGCGACGCTGGGATATTGTGCACTTTCATTCGCATACAAAATGCTTCTCTAACGAGGGGATTGATGTGGGGCGGGAGCAGTTGACCTCCAATTTGAACTACACTCTATTCCGTGGCAACAACGAGGGCGGCGGAACGTTGTGCTATGCGATAACGGCGCGGGGGTGCGAGCGGCTGTTGGAACTTTCGGACCCGCTGGAGTGTCCGGCGGACGGCGTTACAAATTGGCTCAGCGGGGATTGGAAAGAGTGCGAGGGCTATGACGGGTACATAGTGGACCCGTTCCCTTGCAACCCCCGGGGCGACGACAGGAGTTTGACGACATGACACCTGACGAAGAAATATGTTCCCGGGGCCGTATGGAGTGCACGATGTCACTCGCTAAGGCCGTACAAGAAGCGGGCGGCGCTGTATCGGCACATCTTTTGGATATGACCGTGGCGGAGTTTATCCGAGAAGTAGCGGGGCAAAATA